CAAATATTTTACTTATTTTAAAATATTTGACACGATGTATAATGTAGGTTTTTTATAATTACCTAATAAAATAATAAAATCATTAACCCTGAAATCCGCGGGTTAAATCGTTAAAGGGTTAAAGTTTTTTCATTATTAGCCAATCAAATATATTTTTCTTTAGTGTTTTCATCCGGTTCTTTATCAGCCATTTTAACCCTTTGCCGATTATATCGACGAATTTGTCGGTAAATGTGTTTTGTAATGATATTTATATAGTTTATACCATTTATGGTTTCATTTTTTATTACAATATAAGAAAAAATGAAAAAAATAAAAAGTCCAGAAACGGCAAAGGGTTAAAACAAGCAGTTTATAAATTTTAATTTATAGCTTTTTATAAATATATTTAACACCAATAATTATAGCACAATATAAATATTATTGTAAAACTTACGGTACATCTACATTATGTTCATGTACATTAGGTTTATTCTTCTTGTATTCTTTGCAATTCTTCGTATATTTTTTGCAATTCTGAATCCAAACTATTTTTATCTTTTTCTATGTTTATCATTATTTCTTCCTCCTTATCATTTTCTTTATCAAGTAAATATATCGCGCGCTTTATATCAAGTATATCTTCGCGATATTGAACCCTTTTTTTTATCCTTTCCGTTTCCTTTTCCGTTTCCCTTTCCGTTTGCCTTTCTTTTAATTCCATTTCATTTTCATTATCAAGTAAATATATCGCGCGCTTTATATCAAGTATATCTTTGCGATATTGAACCTCTTTTTTCGTCCTTTCCGTTTTCCTTTCGTTTAATTCCATTTCAATTGCTTCTAATTTATCTTTTTCTGCTATTATATCTCTTTTTTTTCTGTTAAGTCTCGTGATGTTTTCATCTTTTTCTGTATATGATCCTCCATATTTTTTTAACGTACGTTTAGACTTTATTTTTCTTTTATTAAGTTTTGTACATTTTTTAAAACGCCTAAAAGTTTTCTTTAGCATTATATATTTAACGTACAAATTAATTCTTTGCCGTTTTTGAACTTTTTAAAACTTTCATTTTTTCTTATATGGTAGTAAAAAATAAAACCGTAAATGGTATTAACTATATACTTATCGTTACAAAACAGCTCCAATCCATTTACCGACAAATCAGTAAATATAATTAACAAAGGGTAATATTTTTATGATAAATTTTTATCTTTAGGAAAAATAGTAAATTTTTAAAATTATTTTCTTTAGTATAGTATATTAAAGAAAAATGGCTGGTGGTCTTATGCAACTCGTCGCCTATGGCGCACAAGATGTTTTTCTTACTGGAACTCCTGAAATAACTTTTTGGAAGGTTTCTTACCGTCGCCATACAAACTTCGCGATGGAATCTATTGAACAAACATTTCAGGGACAGGCTGATTTTGGTCGTCGAGTTACTTGTACAATTAGCCGAAATGGTGATTTGTGTTACCGCACTTACCTTCAGGTTACTCTTCCTGAAATTAACCAACAATTGACGAACAATAGTGGTTCTTTTAATGAAGGTGTATATGCCCGTTGGTTGGATTTTATTGGAGAGCAGTTGGTTGCGCAAGTTGAGGTAGAGATTGGTGGTCAAAGAATTGACAGACAATATGGTGACTGGATGCATATATGGAATCAAGTAACTCTTACTAAAGAGCAACAACGCGGGTACTACAAGATGATTGGAAATACCACTGCGCTTACCTATATTACTGATCCCACTTTTGCTAATATTTCCGGACCTTGTTCTTCGGCTAGTGGTCCTTCTCAAGTGTGTGCGCCGCGTAATGCTCTTCCTGAAACCACTCTTTATATTCCTCTTCTCTTTTGGTTTTCCAAAAATCCTGGACTTTCACTTCCTTTGATTGCTTTGCAGTACCACGAAGTTAAAATAAATCTTGATATTCGTCCAATTGGAGAGTGCTTGTGGGCCGTTGGTTCGTTGAACCAACAAACTGGAACAGCCTCTGTTATTACGGCTTACCAGCAGTCTTTGGTTGCTGCCTCTCTTTACGTTGACTACATCTTTTTGGATACTGACGAGAGACGTAAGATGGCACAGAATCCTCATGAGTATTTGATAGAACAACTACAGTTTACTGGCGATGAAAGTGTTGGATCTTCTTCTAACAAAATTAAGCTTAACTTTAACCACCCAGTTAAGGAACTTATATGGGTTGTTCAGCCAGACGCCAATGTTGATTACTGTAGTTCACTTGATGCTTCTCAAATTCTTTTCCGAACACTCGGAGCACAACCTTTTAACTACACTGACGCAATTGATGCCCTACCTAACGCAATCCATGCTTTTGGTGGACCTGCTGAAACTGCTGGATCTACCGCATTTATTGCGTCAAATGGTCTTTTCCAAATGCCTGGTGCTATTGATGGGTACATGAGTACAACAACCCCGGCAGTAAGTACACAATGGTATGCTAAAAACTACGCTGGTAGTATTGATCGACCTTTTGACAACCAACAAGGTGGAGCTTCTGTAAACGGCTCATATGTTAGTGACGCAGGTACGTTTGTACTTTCGGAAACTGCTCTTGATATGCATTGTTGGGGAGAAAACCCGGTTGTTACCGCTAAACTCCAACTTAACGGTCAGGATCGATTCTCCGAGCGAGAAGGCTCCTATTTCGACGTTGTTCAGCCTTACCAGCACCACACCAGAAACCCTGATACTGGTATTAATGTTTACAGTTTTGCCCTTCGCCCCGAGGAACATCAACCAAGTGGATCATGTAATTTCTCACGTATAGATAACGCCGTTCTTCAATTGGTTCTTTCCGCTGGAGCTGTTGCCGGTGTTGCTACCGCCAAGGTTCGTGTCTATGCCGTGAACTATAACATTTTGCGTGTTATGAGTGGAATGGCTGGAGTGGCGTACAGCAATTGATGACCGGTATGGCTGGTTGTGATTTTTTACAAACTGTGTGATCTATTACAACAAAAACATCGCATAATATATAAAAACAAAAAAAATTATTTAACAATTTAACCCGCGGATTTCAGGATTAATAATTTTATTATTTTAATTAGTCAATATAAGATATTACACCATAAATTGTGTCAAATATTTTAAATAAGTAAAATATTTGATTTTTGTAAAAATGTTGAAAACGTTAAAGGATTAAAATGTTAAACGGTGTAATAAGTTATAATAGTATACAATTATATAATATCAGTATTGTTAGTTTCTTTATTTACATTCCCTTTTCTACTTTCTCTATATTTCGCAATTTTTTCTTTTTGTATTCGGTTAAACTCTTCTTCTCCTATCTTATCTTTTTGTTTTTGTCTTTCTATTGCGTTTTCTTGTGATCTTTTCTTTCGATATTCTTCATCCCCGAGTTTTTCTTTTAATTGTGCTACTTGTTTTTGTTTTCTAATTCGGGCTTCTTCTTTAATTTGTTCTTTTGTTTTTTTTACAATTTTTTTTATAATATTATTTTTTTGTGTATTTAAACTAAGAGTTTCTTGAACGGGGTTTTTGAAGACTTCTTGAACGGGGTCTTTGAAGACTTCTTGAACTGGTGTAGTTGTTAATTCACTTATTGATTGGTTTAATATCTCATTATGTGAGTTCTTACTATTGTAATGACTATGTATTGTTTTTAGTTTATTTATAAATAAATCATAATCGTAATTATTTTTCATATAATTACATTCACCACAGCAACATCGACAATTTTCAAGTATATACCATTACCGCTAGGTGTTATTCCGTGACATTTAATCATTATCAAACTTTTAGTGATTTTTGTATATATTAATAATTTGTTTTTATATGATCAATTTTCGGTAACGTAAACCCTTTCATCCGCAAAACCATTATATAAAAAATTGATTATAAATAAATACTATATATTAAATACATATACAAATATGATTATTCCTATTAAATGTTTTACTTGTGGAAATGTTTTAGCCGATAAATACCGTTGGTTCTTGGAACGAGTCAAAGAAAAAAAATTAGCGGAATCAAAAGATATTAATAAGGTTGTATATTTAACCAAAGAAAATATGAAAAAAACAGCAGAAGGAGAAGTCCTCGATATGTTGGGGTTAAATAATGTATGTTGCCGTCGCCATATGCTTACCCACGTTGATATAGAATAAAAAAATTTTATATTGTATATATGTCAATTAAAAAGAAAACATTTATTCCGGTTTTGTCGCCTATTATTGAATTAGTACGTGAGTATCCGTTAAATGATTTTGAAAAAGAAAAGGTTGATGAAGCAATTAAACTATTTCACGATAATAATCGTGTTTTAAATCATAGAAATAAATATTTATTTAATGAACTATTTTTTAATTTTAATAATACTCAAATATTATATTTTGTTGATAAAATAAATTATTTTTATTTTATAAGATTTCTTAATCCAAAAAATTATTTAACTACATATTTTTTAAAAAATAAAATAATAGAATTATTTACGTATAAATATAAACAACATCATGATATTAAAGAAACTAAAGAATTTGAAGACCTTTTAGAAAAAACATTTACAAAAAGATTATTATTTCATAAAACTTTTTATGAAAATAACCGGCTTGAAGATAACGATTTTAAAGTAATAACGGGGTATTTAGATGAAACAAAAAAAACAAAAAAAACCAAAATTTTAACAAAGAAAGAAGTTTTTTCGTTAAATCAAGAATTAAAAGATATACATAATAATAATTTACCAACACCGTCTTTTAATAATCCTTATAGTAAACAAAATAGACAAAGTAAACAAAATATACAATCCAATAATAAAATAATCAAGAAAATAAATATTAAATCCAATTTATATAATTGTATTATTCCACCGTCAAGTGCGTATAAAGTTAAAATAACATTTAAAAATAAAGAACAACAACATTTTAAAAATTTAATGTTATGTGAAGAAAATCCAGTAAATAATATATTAATGAAAAAAACATTTGGTGGTTGTAGTACTTGTGGTGGTATTATAACCGGAGGAAAAAAACGTAAATCTCAAACATTGAAAAAAAATTCATTATACGTAAAAACATTGGGTCGTTGTTCTTGTAACCAAAATGGAGGATTTATACCAAATAATAGATCAAGTAGATCTATTAGATTAAGTAAATCAAGTAAATCAAGTAAATCAAGTAAAAGTTTAAGAAAAAAAACTAGTAAAATTAAACGATCATTTAACGGCGGAGGAGTTATGATAACACCGTCATTATCACCATCAATCCCATTTACATCCGAAAAAATGTATATATAAGTATTTTTATTTTAAACTTTACATTATTAATTATTTTTAGTTTTGGTTTCGAAGTAAAATATATATAATGGATTTTACGTTATGTCCACCAGCAATGCTTTATTTGGTTGTTTCATCTTTAATACTTATTACATTTATATTTCAAAATGTAGGTAATACACATGTTTATTGTTTAGGCGATTATGAATGCGATGTAAATAATAATGTATTTGTGTTAATTATTCAATTTTTATATATAATACTTTTTACTGTTGTTTTAAATATGATTTGTAGTTATGTAACACCTATTTTTTCCTGGTTTTTAGTATTAATTATATTTTTAATTTTTTTTATTTCAATAAGTTCATTGTTTTTAATTTCATCGAATAATCGTGTTACTATATATGGTTGAATTTTAACAATTTAAACCCATATATGATATAGTATTTTATACTAATATATAAATTTATAGGGTTAGTAGAGATTACTCAATATATGAGTTAACTCTTATTTGAAAGATCCATTTTATATTTTAGTATTTTATAAAATATTTAATACATAACATGTATGATTTTATTTACTTATTTTAAAATAATTGAAACGTTGTATAATGTAGTATTTTATAATACATGATTAAAATAATAAATTATTAATCATGAAATCCCCGGGTTAAATCGTTAAAGGGTTAAAATAAATAAAATAATAAATATTGATACATGTTATTTATATATTTTATATATAATGTTAAATTATTTAGCTGAATTTTTAGGAACGGCTGTGTTTTTTTACGTTATATTGGCAACAGGAAACGCAATATTAATTGGTATAACATTAGCAGTTGTTATTTTATTTATACAAAAAGTGTCGGGTGGAATGGTTAATTCAACCCTTACTATTATTTTGGCGATTGCTGGTAAAATTCCGCCAATAACTGTATTTCCTTATATTTTAGCACAAATTTTGGGAGGTTTAACCGCATTAGAAATTTACAAAAGATGGAAACCACCCGCATCTTTAAAAAATGACCTTTCATTTAAAATTTTTGGTTAAAATATTAGCAAATGCCTTAAGACAATATAAATACTATACTCTTTAGTAATGACATAAAACTATATTATACATTCAATAATATAATTTAAAATAAAAATATAATATGAACAAGACACCTACACGACCATTTTTTTATCAAATAACCCCGGTTAAAGAAACAATTACAAAAAAACCAAATACAATTAACGAAAAACATGTTGAGTTATTGGAATTATTTAAAAAAAATGAAACTGAAAAAATACCGAAATTATTAAAGGAAATACGAAAATTAAAACATATTTTAATTAGTTTAATTAATTTAGAAGAAAACGAAATTACAGAAAATGTTATTACTCTTACTCCCACTCCACCGTCAAACGTAAAAAATATAGATAAATATTTAGAAACATATGAACGAATTATGGAAAAGAAAGCGGAAATTAAAGAAATGAGAATGAAAAAAAAAAAATATTATTTAGAAAACGCGAAATGTATTTTTCATTATTTTGAACAAAAAAAAAATATTTCCACGGGAGGAGGAAATCAAAATACCAATATATTAAATAATTTTTTTAAAATTAAAACTACCAATAATGAAGAGGAGACTATTGAAAACAATGAAAAATATAATGTTTCAAAGTACATATATCAAAATTATTGGAAAAATGTAAATGGTGAAATACTAAATATAAAGAATTATGCCGTAGCAATGGATATATGTCATTATTGCGAAGTAGGTGAGTTTATTCATCAAGAGGAAGAAGGAATATTAATATGTAATAATTTAAAATGTGGCAAGTTTGTTATGCATATTGTTGATGGTTCAAAACCATATAATAAAGAACCGCCAAATGAAATATCTTATACCGCATATATACGTCTCAATCATTTTAAAGAAATATTATCACAATTTCAAGCAAAAGAAACAACACAAATACCATCGGAGGTTATTGAATTAATTCGTGCTAGAATTAAAAAAGAACGAATTACTGATCTTTCAAAACTCAATTATGAAATAATGCGCGATATATTGCGTAAACTGTGTTTAAATAAATATTTTGAACATATACAATATATTAATTCAATTTTTGGTGTTAAACCGCCGGTTATGAGCGAAACGTTAATTGAAACATTGTGTGTTCTTTTTATTGAAATTCAACCTAAATTTTCTATTTACTGTCCGGCAAATCGAACAAATCTCCTTTCTTATAGTTATATATTACATCAATTATGCGTTTTGTTAGATCAAACTCAATATTTGCCTTATATTACAACATTAAAAGATATTGAAAAACAGCGACAAAACGATGCGACCTGGTATTTAATATGTAAATCTTTGGATTGGCAATATTTTCCTACGATATAGCAATTTTTATCCGTTGTTCTTTGAATATCAATAAACAACAAAAAATATAAATCTTATTATTCAATTGTAAAAATTGAATAATAACTGAAAATATGTATTATATATACACAGTAAATGATACCAAATATTGGGGGGTATATTAAAATACCAAAAAGGTATGTACCAAACCAACTAACAAAAAAAGACAAAAAACAACAAATAACTGCTATAAACCGTTCGCGAAAATTATATAAAAACCACGTTTTTTATTCTAGACCATTCGTTCGCTCTTTCAAATCAAGGCATTCTAATCACATAAAAAACGCAAAAAGGATTTATGGTGTCGATAAAATATCACCGAATAAACAACTCGCAACGGCAACTGGTTGTTCTTTAAATGCGTTAAAAAAGATTGTTAAAAAAGGGGAAGGTGCGTATTATTCATCCGGTTCAAGGCCAAATCAGACCGCACAATCATGGGGATTGGCAAGACTTGCGAGTGCTATTACTGCCGGTAATTCATCTATAGTCGATTATAATATATTATACGATGGATGTAATCATCATAAACGCGCTTTTTTGATGGCTCAAACAAGAAAACGTCAAATATCATAAATATATAAAGATTAATAATTAAGTATTACAACTAAACTAATTACCAACTCGGCCAAAAATCTATCACATATGAAACGAAGTAAAACGAACTCTACTACTTTGCGTTCAATTTATGATGAATACTTTGAATATAATACAACTTATAACACAAAATATGGTAATAAAACGTGTGTATTGTTGGAAGTTGGAAGTTTCTTTGAAATATATACATATAAAACGGTTTCAACTGGCACAATTCAACATCCACATACACAAGATATATCGCGTATTTGTAATTTAAGTTTAGTTGAAAAAAAGGCAACGTATAAAACAGATGACCAGCAAATAATGATGATGGGTTTTCGCAATTATATGTTGGATAAATATTTACAAAAATTAGTAGAAGCGGATTTTATAGTTGTTGTTTTTATTCAAGAAAAAAACGGCAAAGATGTTACCCGTGTATTTGACGCAGTATATTCACGTGGAACATTTATGAGGTATGATGAAGATGATAATAGTTCCAATACACAACATACACATATAGTGTGTATTTGGTTAGAATTATTAATAAATAAAAAAGGCAGAATTAAAAATATAAATAATTCTACTACAAATATAGTATATGGTATTTCCGCGATTAACATTTTTACTGGTCAAACATCTATATTTGAATATGAAACGCCATTTTTAATGAATCCAACAACATTTGACGAAATGGAGCGTTTTCTTTCAACATTTCCACCAAGTGAGGTTATTTTTATTTCAAAAACAATAGAAAAACAAACAATACAAACAATATTACGATTTGCGGGGGTTCAATGTAATACAATACATATTATTTCCAAAGAAATGATTATAAATGAAGTAACATCAATGCCTACTTCTACACAATGGTTACCAACATTAACTAACACTGATACTTTTCAACAAACATCTATTTCAAGTAAAATTACTAATTGTGAAAAACAAACTTATATACAAAATATATTATCGAGTTATTACGACAATACGAGTATTTATTTTCAAAACAACGATTTTCAAATAAATCCAATCGCAACCCAGTCATTTTGTTATTTACTGGATTTTATTAAAGAACATAATGTAAATTTAATACGAAAACTTGCGATACCTGTTTTTACCAATACATCCAATCGAATGGTATTAGCAAATCATACATTAAGACAATTAAACATAATTAATGATAATACAACGGAAGGTGGGAGAGGATTTTTTTCATCCGTTCTTTCATTTACAAACCGTTGCTGTACGGCAATTGGAAAACGTTTTTTTCAAAGAAAATTACTTAACCCGACATTTGATGTTAAATGGTTGGAAACAGAATACGCAAAGATAGCAACTATATTAGAATTATACCAACCGGAACAAATAACAGAAATTAGAAAAAAATTAAGTGGTATAAGAGATATAGAAAAAATATACAGACAAGTAGTTTTACATAAAATATACCCATCTTCTATTTATCAACTATACAATAGTATATGTATATTACAGGAACTTCATGTTTTTTTTAAAGAAACCGGTGCTGATGACAATCTATTTATAACATCTGACCAATTTGTTAATTCTTTTGAAAATTTTAAAGAATTTATAAATACCAATTTTTATATTAATGTTTGTCGTGACATAAATTCTGTACAAAGCTTTGATACCAACATTATTAAACCAGGAATTAGCGAAGAAATAGACGACCTTTTATTAAAAAAACAAGAATACTCAAACCAATTAAAAGCAATATACGAATATTTTAATCAGTTAATACGGTCATCTCAAAATGTGAAAGAAAAGGTTACATATTCAGGTGGGGGTACAACTTCTCAAACAGAATATATAAAAATTCATGAAACGGAAAAAAGCGGAGTTTCATTTCAATTAACCGCTACACGTGCGGTTGCCTTAAAAAAAATACTGTCATTAATGACAGACGAATATATTACTTTTCACACGTTAACTAATAATTCATTTAAAATTTCTTTTAAGGATATTCGTATAGTTGCTTCAGGGTCGGTAAGTGAAATACAAGCACCTTTTATTACATTATTAACACAAAACATTTTAAAAACGGAGGAGAGTCTTAATATAGAAATTTCAAAGACATTTTTTTCTATTATTAAAAAAATAGAGGATTATTGGAGTTCATCAATTTCCCAATATATAGATTATACAGGAAATATAGATGTATTATTTTCAAAAGCATTTATTGCGCGTGAATATGGTTATTGTCGTCCATTAATTGATAACAGTGATGAAACCCAAAAATCATTTTTAAAAGCAACAAAAATGCGGCATTGTTTAATTGAACATTTACAAACAAACGAAATATATGTACCAAATGACGTAATACTTGGAACGGAGGGTGAATATGGTATTCTTCTTTTTGGAACAAACGCAATAGGAAAAACGAGTCTTATTCGTTCTATTGGTGTATGTGTTGTATTGGCACAAGCTGGATTATATGTTCCATGTGAATCATTTATATATAAACCATATACGGCACTTTTTTCACGTATTATTGGTAATGATAACTTATTTAAAAATCTTTCTACATTTCAGGTTGAAATAAGCGAACTGGCAGTAATATTAAAACAAGCTGACAGTAATAGTCTTATATTGGGAGATGAAATATGTAGTTCAACTGAAATGGAATCTGGTCTTTCTATTATTATGGCATCTTTAACCGAGTTTCATAATCGTCGCGCGTCTTTTATTTTCGCAACACATTTTCACGAAATTGTTAAATGGGAAGAAATGAAACAATTACCAAATATTAAAATAAAACATTTGGAAGTATCATTTGACCAAATAAGTGGAAAATTAATATATGATCGTAAATTAAAAGACGGTATAGGAATTACATCGTATGGTTTAACTGTTTGTCAATCAATGAATTTACCAACGGATTTTTTAGATAATGCGTTTGAAATACGTAATCGCCATTATCCGGAAAATGGCGGAATCCTTACATTTGCTCAATCAAAATATAATTCAAAAAAATTGGTTGGAATATGCGAAAAATGTAAAATAACATTTTCAACGGAAATACATCATATTGAACCACAAAAAAAAGCAAATAGTTTAGGTATAATTCAAACAGATGAAGGTCGTATATTTCATAAAAATCACCCGGCAAATTTGTCTTCTTTATGTGAAACATGTCATAAAAACGAGCATATTTAAATTGTTAACCATTTTTCACATTTTTCAATTATATTGTCGAAGTTTGTGTTTTGTAACAAGATATATAGTTTATACCATTTATTTTTACCATTTATTGTTTCATTTTTTATTACAATATAAAAATAAAACAATTTAAAACGTTTATAAAGTCAAATGATTAACCCTTTAACGTTTTCGACATTTTTACAAAATCAAATATTTTACTTATTTTAAAATATTTGACACAATTTATAGTGTAGTATCTTATAATGACCGATTAAAATAATAAAATGATTAACCCTGAAATCCGCGGGTTAAATCGTTAAAGGGTTAATAAAATATTAAAAAATAGTTAAATTATTTATAAAATTGATTATATTTTTTTAATATTAACTAGACACATATTTAAGAGTTAGTATAATAAGTCTATTTGACAGAATTTAATTAAGGTTTGTATTATGTCATCAACTACATCATCGCATATAAGTATTTTCAAATCGCCGACAGTTTATTCCAAATTGGACCGCACACAACACGCTATGAATCTTAAAGAAATGACAGAAGAAAGGTTTCAGCGTTTAAAAAGCGGTTTAAAAACCAAGGATTTTAACGATAAAGTTCATGGAAAACTAACATACCAATTATTAAAAAATATGTTTTACAAACCACCTTCCGGATTTACTTACAAGCCCAAGTTTCCTAGATTTAAAATTTCTATGAATAAAGTTACAACAATTCACAAAATTTGTCGCGGGTTACCATTTGAAATAATTCATATTATCAAAGAATATTTATTTGATCAATTAAATGAAGTATGCTATTCATTGTTTTATTTGGCAGATGATATATATTATTTAAATAATAAAAATACAGCTATTAAAGAAAGTTTCTCTCGCAAATCAATATCTGAAAATAATCCAGATATTGATGATAACCAAACGGAGTATTGGACATGGGAATATTTACAAATTTATTATAATGCGTCTAATTGCCTCAAATGTGGAGGATATAAAACAACCAATACTGAAGAAGTGTCACGTGTTGTTTTGTGTAACTGTGGAATTGGTCATTAATAAGTATAATAATACTTATATATTTACAAAACCAAAAAACCAAAAAAAACAAAAAAAACCAAAAAAACCAAAAAAACCAAAAAAAAATAAAAAAACTCAATTAAGAGTTATTTTTTATTACATGTATAATTTATAAGGTGTTTTATTAATATTTATTTAACTTGCGAAATCACAAAATAAATTATAAAACGAATGTTTACAATATTTACTATATTTTAATACCAATTATAATTTTAAAAGTTTTATAAAATAAATTTTTTAAATAATGGTTAAAAATACAAAAACGGTTAAAAATACAAAAACGGTTAAAAATACAAAAACTGTTAAAAATACAAAAACTTTAAAAAATTAATGGTTTATAATTGTAAAAATCGTTTATGGTTAATAAAAAACAAATAATGGAAAAAAAATGAGCAAGTAAGTGAAAATTAATATGTTTTTTACAGCACCAATTATTAGAAGATATTTTGTTTGATAAATAAAAAAAAACTAACATAATAAAATAATATATTAAAAACCACAATAAATTGTTATGGTTAACTGTTATTTTATATAATGCGTAATTAACTAATATAAACCTTGCGCTTACTGCGTCAATACGATGTATTATGGTATTTCGATATAAAACGGGGTTTGACCAAAACATTATAGAAACAATTGAACCATTAAATGTTATAACCGCAAAATATAAAAATATATTATTTTGTTTAAAAATATTTATATTAGTAAAAATATATAATGGAAATACACTACTTGTAAACATAGGTATATTTTCATAATTAACCCACTTTGTAATAAGCATTTTAATAATTAAAATATATATTTTTATTTTATGTTTTATTTTATGAAATAGTATTATTGTAAAAAAACATAAAAAATAAAACGTATATAACTTATTGTAATACGTTATTATAAAATGAAACATCATATAAAAGCATTTTTAAATTCAATACCTGATAATGCGCATGGTTATACGGGTCTTACAAATATAGGAAATACATGTTTTTTAAATTCATGTATTCAAATAATAAATCATATATATGAGTTAAGACCTATATATGAAAAGGTATTTGTTGTCCATCAAAAGCCGGGTACTCCCGATACGAACTTTTTTAATGAATGGTTAAGTTTACATAATTTGTTATGGCAAATGGACGGTATAGTTTCTCCTAACAGATTTGTTCAAATAGTACATAATTTGGCAATTATTAAAAATTGTTCAATGTTTACGGGGTTTAGTCAAAATGACATACATGAATTTATTCATTTTTTTATAGAAACCTTACATACTAGTATTTCAAGAAAAATTGAAATTACAATTCACGGAACACCTCAAAACGAAATGGATGAACTGGCAATAAAGTGTTATAACTATTTACAAACCGTATATAAACATGAATATAGCGAAATATTAAATATGTTTTATGGAATTTATGTTAGTAAAATAACGGGATTAGACGAAAAACAAACTGTTTATTCTACTATTCCTGAAAACTTTTTTATATTAGATTTACCAATTCCAGAAAATCAACCAGCAATGACGGCTGGTCTTCCATCTTATATGTTTTCATCGTCTTCGGTTGTTCAAACTCATACAATATATGACTGTTTCAACCTTTTTACGAAAGAAGAACGATTGGATGGGGACAATTCATGGTTTAACCATGTTACTGGTAAAAAAGAAGAAATAAATAAAAAAATTGAATTTTGGAATTTTCCGGAAATACTAATTATTTCATTAAAAAGGTTTTCTCCGTGTGGTCGAAGAAAAAGAAACGACTTGGTTGAATATCCTATAAAGTCTCTTGAACTTTCACAATATGTTTGTGGATACAATTCACAAAAATATATATACGATTTATTTGGTGTATGTAATCATTATGGAGGTTGTGAAGGGGGGCATTATACAGCATATGTATTAAATTATTTAGATGAGTGGATACATTATAACGATGGAATTGTAGAAAGGGGGGTATCAAATATTGTTACACCTTCAGCTTATTGTCTTTTTTATAGAATTTCTGAAAAAACGTAAATAAAATAGGTTTAATAAAACAGAATAATTTTATAATATATAATTCTTATATAAAATGTTTAGTTTATTTAATGAAAATATAAAAGAAAATTTGGATATAAGTGGAACAGATATAAGTGGAACAGATATAAGTGGAATTAAAATAAATAATTTGAGTGTTACTATAAGTGATACAACAAATACAGCAATAACTGATACATCAGTAACGTCAAATATACTATCTATTATTAATAATTTTTTTGGAAACACTCAAACTACTAATAATAATACTACTAATAATAATCAAACAACTACTACAGAAACTACAAAGTCCGAATCCAAAGAAAATAATAATACTAATTATTCTTCATCTAGAAACATAATTTCTTTATCGAATATAATATTTTTAATATGGTTTTTATTAATATATTTAGTTATTTTTTATTTAATAAAAACATTTTATAGAAATGATACCGACCCACTTAAAGAAAACATGGCATTAAGCCGTGGTATTGATATATTTATTTTTGGTTTATTAATTATTATAATATTACTGTCATATTGGTCTTTAAGCGAAAAAGATAAACAAAATTTGGTTGGTTATGGTTTAAATTGGACATACGAGTTTTATAAAAATCCAAATACATTTTTTAATTGTTTAATATTTATTGTATTATTTTATTTATTTGTTTATTTGTTTGGTGTTCCTATGACAAAAGAAACCCGTCCCCTATCAATATATTTTTTAGAACAAAAACTATGGATTATTTTAATAACAGTTATTATTGTTGATTTTTTTATTTATATATTAAAAATTCCTATTGTAGATATGATTTTTGGTGATGATAGAGGAATTACAAAAGCATGGTATAATTTACGATCGGAATTAAAAGAAAACGAATACAAAAAAGAAACCAAAACAGACAATAAACCAAAAGTAAAGAAACCTGAAGTTTTTAATATATCAAATAATTTATATAATTATAGTGACGCAAAGGCAGTATGTAAAGCATTTAATGCGGAATTGGCAACGATAGATCAAATACATGAGGCATATGATAAAGGCGCTGAATGGTGTGTTAATTCATGGAGTGCTAATCAACAAGTATTATATCCTACACAAAAATCTACTTATGAAAGATTACAAAAATTAAAAGGACAAGAAAATAGTTGTGGAAGAACTGGAGTTAATGGGGGGTATGTAAGTAATCCATTATTACTATATGGTGTTAATTGTTATGGTATAAAACCAGATCCTACGAAAGTTGAAAAGGCTAAAATGACTTCTGTAAAAGACTATGTTCCTCCTAAATCAAAGGAAGATATGATTTTAGAAGCAAAAGTAAATTTCTGGAAAAATAATAAAGATAATTATATGACAGTAAGTCCATTTAATAGTGATAAATGGTCATATGAATATCAAACTGTTTAATATAAACTTTAGTGTTAGTAGTTAGTTAATAATTGACAATTTTTTATTTTTTATAAAAAATCGTTATTTTACATTAACCCTTATTTAATTTATTTTGTCATTAATGCTAAACAATACGAAATAATTAAAAAGTTAAAAAAAATAATTATTGAATAAATTATTAAATTTGTATTATAACATTTTTCGTCTTTGTAGCATTTTTCGTTAAATTCTATATTTTTAAATGGAAAAAAATTATAAAATATAGAATTTAAAGAATAATATAATAATAAATTAACTATTACTCCAATAATTAAAATTATTATAAAAAAAGAAATTATTATAGTAATTGAAAATTCCATTATATAATAAATTATAAAGATGTTACGTTTGTTGTAGTATTTATTTACTTTACTGCCCCCCCTCCCCCCTTCTTTCTCATTTTTTTTCCATTTTCTCCCATCAACCTAACCAAACCTTTACAAATATTTTACGTTAAAAGTGTTATATATGTATATATGAAAAAAAATAAAACAACGCGTATAATAAAACCTAATTACAAAAATAAAACATTAAAACGTATGAACTGTAGTCCATTAGTAAAAGATAAAACTACTGATAATTTAACTTGTTATACAAATAAAAACCTTATTACAATACGAAATGCTTATAATAAACAACCTAAATATAAAGCAAATCCTATTTACACAAATAACCCAAAAGAAATATTACAACAACTTAGAGTAAAAATGGCAAATACATGCCAAAAAGAAAATTGTTGGTTAAAAATTCTTTCATTAGAACAACAACGCATTATTAATAATACGGTTTTTTCACCAAAAAAACCAACTGAATGGGAAAAAAACCCATATGAATGGTTATCAAATTATGATATATTAAATGTACTTATACAATACGAAAAAAGTAACCCATCATTTAAACTAATTGGACCAACTACAATTGATTTTGATGTTGTATTAAATAAACATACTTCAACTTGTGTATGGAACGATTTGTGTCATTTTTCATTAAAAAAATATATTAACGCAAATATAAAAAAAATTGGTATTATTTTTAATTTAGACAAACACAATCAAAGTGGAAGTCATTGGGTTTCAATGTTTATTGACATTGAAAATTCATTTATATTTTACTTTGATAGTGCTACAAATAAAACACCTAATGAAATAAAAAAATTTGTTAAAAAGGTTCATGAACAAGCCGAAAAATTAGGTCTTAAATTTGAGTATTATGAAAATTACCCAAATAATCATCAAAGAACTGAATCCGAGTGTGGTATGTATTCGTTGTACTTTATAATAACCATGTTAGATAAAGAAAAAAGTATTAAAAGTAAAATAAAATTATTTAAAGAAAAAAAAATACCAGATAAACACATGAGAAAACTAAGAAATGTTTATTTTAACGACTAACATTATGTTTCCTCATGATATTATATATATGAAATATACACGTCGTAATAGTAAAACTAATTTACAAACAAATAAAAAACAAACTAATAAACAAAAAGTTAAAAAAAAATATAATAAAAAAACAAAAAAAATAGGTGGGAATCAAAAAGACTATTATATTAAAAATACGTATGATATATACCCCACCGGGTTTGTAGATTTAATTGGAATACGTGAAAAAAAAAGTAAAAATATTGATGTTAATGTTGAAAATATAAAAAATGAATTATTAACCGATAATTTAAATTTATATAATATATTATTTGAAAAAGAACAAAATAAAAAATATTACGGTAATGATATAGAAGAAGGTATAGTAAATGTATTACTTGGGTCTTATGAAGATAATGAAAGTGGTAGAAAACCCAAAAATAAAAAAACATATGATATTGAAATTGATTATAAAGGTAAAAATTAATCTTAAAAAAAACCCACACACACCCCACAAACCCTTACAAACAACCTCGTCTATGTAATCGACACTGGGTTAACTAAAATAAAAAAAACAATAATCCAATACACAATACAAAAAAATACACAATATAGAAAAAAAATAAAAAAACATTATCCATGTATAAATAAATAGGGTCTATTTTACTTACAAGAATAGATTCCATATTTGAAAACATTGGATTACCGCAAATACTTATAATTATATTAGGTTGTTTGTTTGTTATTTAAAATATCCATATTATACATTTATTGTTTTAAAAATCATACAAATATTAATAAATTAAAAATGTAAAAATAAATTACGTAATAATGAAATAAATAAATTTATATATAATAATAATGAAAACGTGTTCTGTAAACCCAAAAAACTTTAATTTAAACATACAAATGTATTCTTTTCAAGAATTATTAAATCTCTTTGAAATTACTAACGCCAACAACATAACTAACGAACAATTAAAACAAGCAAAATTACTTGTATTAAAAACTCATCCAGACAAATCTCGACTTTCTCCTGAATACTTTTTATTTTATAAAAAGGCATTTGAAATTATTGTTGAATTTTATAATAATCAACAAAAAACAACAAAAGAAGTTCCAAAAACAGAAATAAAATATTCAAATGAAATAAATAATATTTCTAATGGAACAGGTAATTATAGTAAAACATATAAAAACAATGAACAAATAGAAAAAACAATTGAGTCTATGCCTCCCGCTAAATTTCAACAAACATTTAATGAGTTATTTGAAAAAAATCAAATGGGTAAAAAAATTGTAAATAAAAACGACTGGTTTTCCAAAGAAGATACACCAGACAAATTTTCTATTTCAAGTGTATCCGCAATAAATGGAACATTTGAAAAAATTAAAGAAAAACAACAAGGTATAGTTTTATATAAAGGAGTTAAAGAACTACCTTCCGTTTCGGGATCAAATTTATATGAAGACATTGATGATGAAGATGACAGTATTAATGAAGATAATGGAACATATATAGAAACCGATCCTTTTAGCAAATTAAAATTTGAAGATATAAAAAAGGTTCATAAAAACGAAACAGTATTTGTGGTAGGAGAAAGAGATTATGATAAAGTTAAAAAATATACATCAGTTGAACAATATACAGTAGCAAGAAATACAGCGGACATTTCTTTAAAAACCGAAGAAGAAAATTTAAAGATTCTTAAAGAAAAGGAAGTTGAATTTCAAAATAAAATATTACTTAAACAATATCAATCAAAAAAAAAGGAAATGGAAATGGAAAATAAAAATAAATCTGTATTATCTTATTTTTTACAACTTACGTAAAATAATTTATAATTTTAATTTATTTATTTCCTCAGCTGAAGAACAAGAAAGTAGTATTTTGTTAAAAATATTAATTTCTTCATTAAACGATTTAATACCTTTTTTTAATAAACTTTGTATTTTAATTTCTATTTCATCATTTGGTGTATTATTAATAAGTTCTGTTATATCATTTTTTATTGTATTAAAAATATTTGTATAAATACTAGTTATTTTAAACATTATATTATTTTTTACATTATTACTAATATTAAACTCATTTAATTTATTATTAATATAATTATATTTATGATAAATATTAACCGCCTTATTAACTAATTCAGTTATTTTGTAATCTTTATCAATTTTTAATGGATATACTTTTTTAATATCTTCGTAATTTTCTCTATAATTAAAGTTATTTATTAAATACAAAATACTAAATCCAACTGTAAATGTTAATCCGGATATTAATATTACTTTAGTTAATTGTGTAAGTTTCATTTGATTATATTGTATATAATAAATAATATAAATATATAATAAATAATATAAATAATACATTTTATTTTTACTAAATGACAATAATTTATGAAATTAAATCACTTAAAAATTTTTACGATATATTAGAAAATAATAATGGCGCTGTAGTTATTAAATTTGGTGCGGAATGGTGTGGACCTTGTAAAAAAATTGAAAAACATGTGGCTAATTGGTATAAAAAAATAGAAACAGAATGTTCTAATATACAACTTATTTATGTTGATGTTGATAAATCATTTGAATTATACGCGTTTTTAAAGACACGTAAAATGATTCAGGGAATACCGGCAATATTAGCATATTATAAAGGTAATACAAGTTACGTTTTTGACGATTCTGTAGCAGGAACAAATGAAAATTCTATTAACATTTTTTTTCAATCGGTTTTAACCAAATCAACGACCCTATAACAAGTTAAATAATTTAAAATAGGTAAAAATGACGAAAAAAAACATTGGTAACCTTTTGCCGTTTTTGAACTTTTTAAATTTTTCATTTTTTATATTAAAATAAAAAATGAAACCATAAATGGTATAAACTATATATATATATATATATATATATTTATTTACAAATCACGAAATCCCTTTACCGACAAATTCGTGAATATAATCGACAAAGGGTTAAGTGTTAAATAATTATATATCAATTAGAAAGTCGTTAAACAATCCGCCATTTTTTATATTTTTACAACTTGCTACATATAATGGTTCTATTACAAATACCTGTACCGCATTTTTTGTATTGGGTATATGTGTTTTTAAAATTTTATTCTCAAACTCAATTGACTCCCCATTAATTGGCAAAGTTATTATTTTCGTTATATAACTTACAGTTTCAGGTGATAAATTGTATATTCGGTTTTTTTCATTTAAACAATGACTTTTTATAACTAATAATTGATTTAATTTTTCAAATTTATAAATATTTTCTAATAAAGTATTTTTATTAAAAGATACATAATCTGTTACTACTCGACAATCACACCCTTTTATATTATTTTCACTATTTAGGGTAGGCAATACGTAATTAGGGTTAATTATTTGTTTATTTAATCTTTCAAATAATGATCCTGTCATTCGAGAATGTGGTTCTTTACCTGAAAAAACACAACATAAAATAGTTATTATATTTAAAAATTTAAACATATATTATCTATTAGTGGATAATATATATTTATTTATTATTTTATACAAATTTAATTTATTTACTTTACAATTACAAATTGTTGTTTTTCTGTTTTATTTAGTTTTTCTAAAATTAACTTATTTAATCTTGCGGTTTGATTCTTTTCCTTCCATTTATCTTTAATAGATTGCGAAACCTTAGCAAATAAATGTCTTTCATATTCTTCTGGTGAATCATAATAAAAATCATTTCCATTTGATGAATTACTAACATCCCCATTTACAATACGAACTTTAAAGAAAAGGTCTTCGTCGTTTTTACCAACATACATGTTATTATTTAATCCTGTTGTAGCACTTTTAATCTTTGTTCCCATTATTGATTTTGTAGCAAAACATGGTATTTTTACCCTTACGTCATTTATTGTTCGAGTAAAAGTATAACAACCATTTTCATTTTTGTTATTAGAAGAATGACGACGCTTTTTGTTTTTGTTTGAAAAGGAGGATATAGTTGTTTCATCATTTGAATTATTTGAACAACTGAAAAACGAAGATACATCATATTCTTGGTCAAACTCTGGAACATAAAAAGTGGTTGGTTCGTCGTAGTCCATATTTACAAATACTATAAACAGAAATATAAATGATTATGTAATTAAAAATACCATTTCTTTATACTCTTTCCCTATAAATGTAGGTTTTTTAATATTTTTTACTACATGAATATTATAACCACTAAAATATTTACTGATAAATTTATCTATATAACCGGTAAATAATTTAATACCTTTAACGATTTAACCCGCGGATTTGTTGATAAATGGGTTTTGTATTTTGTATCGAGATGTATATAGTTTATACCATATATGGTGTCGTTTTTAGTACAATATAAAAAAAAATGAAATATTTAAAGTACAGAAACGGCAAAGGGATAATACTATATACAGTTTATTTTTTATTTTTATATAAAATTGTTGAACTTTTTAAAAGTTTTAAAACGGTAAATGGTTAAATATTTTTATTACTTTTTTTGAAAATATTTTCATTACTTTTTTGGAAAATATTTTCATTACTTTTTTGGAAAATATTTTCATTACTTTTTTGGAAAATATTTTCATTACTTTTTTGGAAAAGGGAAGGGGCGTCCGGGGAAACCGTAGGTTTCCTGGATTTCCTGGATTTCCTGGATTTCTTGTCATTATAATATAATATGAATAATAAAATAATTAATTCACAAAGTATTAATTTACAAGTTAATAATTCAAAAAATATTAAAGAAAAATTTATTAGTAAAAAAACATCTACTATATCAACAAAAACAGAAGAATATAGTAACCCAATAAATACATACGATATTCCTTTCGAACCAATTGTTTCATATTTAGAATCCGACGAACTTTCATTGGATTTTTCTATATTAGAATCTTTTTCTTCTTCAGCTTTTACAAAACAAAATACCACTATAAACACCTTGTTTGGAAATAGTACTTCAGAAACACCTTATTTAACCCCTATTTTTTTAGATAAACCAATTAATGCTTATATTTGTATATATTCAATAAATACAATAACTACCCCATTTATTGAATATTTATTTAATTGGAACACAGAAATTAAACATGCTGAATTTCCAAAAAAAATAATAAACTTGCAATTATCACCAACTACCGAAGATGATTCTACGTCATCGGTATCGTCCACCGCATCTATAAAAACACAAATTATGAACGAGTGTATAGAATATATATTGGATTTGTTTAATTTACATTCTGACTTTAATACCAATTTATTAAATGAAATATTTAAAGGTTTTATATTAAAATCAGAATCAAATTCTATATATTTATTTTTTAATGGTACAGATTTTAACTATACTAATTTATTTTTACCAAGTAAAATAGAAAACCCATCCTCTACAACACCCCCTACACCCCCCCTTTTATTTAAAAAAGGAATATTGGATGAAATTATTAATAAACAATTTATAGAAAAAATACCTATTTTACCAGAAATAGTTGAGTTATTTAAAGAAAATTCTTCTATAAATACTATTTATTTTATAAATAAACATAATAGCTTAATTAGAAATCCCATTGTTTATCCTTTATGTTTATACTTATGTACTAATAACGAACCAAATACAGAATCTGAAATCTTTTTATGGAAAAACGTTTCAATAGACAATACATATGATGAAGAAACTGTAAACTTTCCTATATTAGGTGATTTTTACTATTTTTCAAGAAAACATTTGGACGAAGAATCTTCAGAAAATGAAAAAAATCAACAAACAGATAAATATAAAAAATATGCGGTGTTTTTAGATATTAATAATGGCGAATATCCAATAGAAGAATCATATATAGTAAAAGATTTGTCCACAATTAATAAAGACCAAATTGATATTTATTTTCAAAAAATAAATCCAGCAAATGTTTCAACAATATGGTTTAAATATAATGGTATTCAATTATGGGCAATAAAATACCCGAACCAATTTATTTGTATAAATACTATATAATAATGCCAAGACAGTTAAAAAATTCAGATATGTCAATATGTACTAAAAATTGTGTTCAATATAATTCTTTAAAAACAGCAGCAAATGATCCAACTCTTACAAAGGCTATGAGATATGCGCAATTAGTAAAAAATTACAGTTATCGAAATGTAGAAACGCCCTCCAAATTAATTTATCAATATAAAACACCTTTATTTACAAACTATTTTTCAAAAAAATAGTAATTATTTTTTCGTTTTCAATATTTTACCGTTATAAAATATTTAATTTTAATATTGGTTTAGTAAATCTTTAAAAATATAAATTAATAATACATTAACACTTAAATTTATATGGTAACTTAACCATTAACCGGTTATATCGTCGGATATATGGTATTATTTTTATTTTTACATAAAATGGTTGGAGTTTTAAAACGGCAAATGTTTAACACTTTAACCCGCGGATTTCAGTGTTAATAAATTTATTATTTTAATCGGTAAATATAAAATACTACATCATACACCGTGTCAAATATTTTAAAATAACTAAAATATTTGATTTTTGTAAAAATGTCGAAAACGGCAAATGTTTAATAAAATATACAGATTATACAAAGGATAATAAGAAATTACCTTTAAAATCAACATTACCGGTATGTGTTAAATTAATACTAACATCAATATATATATCGCCTCCCATATTTCTCCAACAATCACAAAATAACCAATCTTCCGATAAATAATGATTGTAGTCAACTTTACAATTAAAAAGGGCAAATGCGTATTTATTTTCATCTTCTTTTAAAAATCCTGTATCGTCTGTATATTTTAATTGCGGGTGTTGTTCCATCATTTGTGATAATACAACCCGTTGTAACATCATAAACCCTGTAGCAATATGTTTAACCTTTGCTAAATTAGTATCTACATTTAATACTTTATCCAGATAATTTATATTATATTCTAAAAGATGACATTGAAGTATTTCTTCATTTGAAATTGAATTTTTTAATATTGAATTATTAACATTATCTATAGTAGATTGAACTATATTTGAATTATATGGATTTTTCGGATCAAAAATTAGGTTATTCCAGTTGTATTTTTTTAATGGATATACTCCTCCAATAATTGGTTTATTTGCCAACAATAACTTTAATACATCTATTTCGTTCCATGAAATATCAGCATCAATAAAAAAAAAATGTGTTGCTAAAGGGTCATTCATTGCTTTTGCGATAAGGTTATTTCGTGCTCTTGTAACTAAACTATCATTAGTACAAAAAATAATATTTAATGGTATTTTGTATTTGTTAAATAAATCCTTTGTTTTTAAAAGAGAAATAGTATATATAGTATTACACACTCCACCGAAACATGGAGTTAGAATATAAACAGATGGGTTATAATCGGAAATATATTTAAGTATACGTTCATTAAATGTTAAATCTGGTATTATATTTGGTTGATTAAAATTGTTTGTGGTTTCCATTTCGTTTATGGTTTCCATTTTGTTTATATTAATAAACAAAACTTTATACTATTTATAAAAAACGTTTTATATAAAAATAAAAAACGTTTTTTGTTTTTATTTTTGTTTTTGTTTTTGTTTTTGTTTTTGTTTTTTGTTTTTAACAGAAATGTAGACAATTAATTTAAATATACACAACGTGTTTTACATATACAAGTATTTTTATGGGGTTTTCCAAACATACGGATTAATTCCATCAAATTTTGGTTCAGTTTCATATATAATCCAATTTGTACCTTCAAACACAGGAACTTCAACAAATGTAGTTTTTTCTATTTCACTTTTAAACGCATAAGCCGTTTTTGTTTTATACCAGTAATCCATATTTACACGAACCGCATTATATCTTGGTTTTACGGTTTGATTCCAAATATCAACATTAATGTAATTGGGCAAATTAATACCACATGAATCATTGTAAGGTAATAGCTCTGCTTCAATGCTGTGAACACGTCCAATATCCAGTCCTTCAATAACGTTTAATACTGTTTCTAAACGGGTGTCTGTATGAAGATATAGAATTAAATCGGTGTGTTTTGGTGGATTTTCCATAGAAATTTCGCTTTTATTTGGCAAAAGAACAATGAACTTTGGATTGATATATTCACTGTTAGGTGGGTTGTAGTAGACACGGGTCTGCTCATCATTGTAGAGTTTCATCATTAGAGATTGTGCGTATTCATTGTCACTCCATGATGTTAAAGTAACAAACGCGGATTTAAAAGGTTTACCGTCCTTTGTGCTAATTTTGGGTATAGACTCAATTTTTTCAACAACACCAATGGAATTTTCACCGTCGACACCCTTGTAAGGGGAGGATGATTGAATAATATCAACCAGTTGGTCAAGGCTCATTTCATCGGGTAGGCGGGGAATAAAGAAGCTGTTAATGTATATTACATTTTCATTTTCTTTATCATTTCCATTTACCTTAGATTCTTCCTGTCTTACTATTTCACCTAAGGAAATAACAGACTCTTGAACAGATTGCGCGAATTGGTTTACGATACTCATTGTTCAAACGATTGAATTATGTAATTTAATACAAACATACTACCTATTAAATATATAAAAAATACAATCAATTTTATTAAAAAACAACAAAAACAACCAAATAATTAAACAACGAGTTAAAAAATTGAAATATAATTATTTAATAATTATAATAAAAATAATAATAAAACTATAATGACTGAAAATAAATCCATATCCACCAAACCGGTTATGACTGGAAAATCTTTTCGGCTTATTGATTTTAATCCGTACGATGACAAATTTAACACAACCGGAGAAGATTCTTCAAGTGATAACGATGATAATGACAATAGCGACATTATGGATGGTAAATGGAAACCATCCCCGCCATTACAATTTATTATACAAATGTTTGGAATTAATGAACATGGAGAAACATGTTGTATTTTTATAAAGGACTATAATCCTTTCTTTTATGTAAAAGTAGCACAAAATTGGACAAACCAAAATGTAACAATTTTATATGATGAAATACGGGAAAAGTTGGAAAAATACAATCAAAAATATATAATATCTGCTGAATTAGTCGAATATAATAAATTGTATGGATTTTCAGGCGGTCAAAAAACCAAATTTGTTAAATTAATATTTGCGAATATGATGACATTTAACCGTGTAAAAAACATGTGGTATTACCAATCATCTAAAGGTGACGGACGTGACCGAAAACCAAAACCGTTTGTTTCTCAAAATGTTATATTGGAATTGTATGAAAGTAAAATACCTCCTCTTTTGCGTTATTTTCATATTAATAATATAAGTCCTTCTGGTTGGGTTTTTCTTCCTACGAAAAAAATGGTAGTTCCGAGTGAACTAACCACTTCATGTAAATATGAATTTATATGTAATTGTTCAGATTTAATACCACAACCTAAAAAAGAAACACGAACCCCTTATAAAATTTGTAGTTTTGATATTGAAGCTAGTAGTAGCCACGGTGATTTTCCTGTTCCAATTAAAACATACAAGCGTCTAGCAACCAATATAATTGATTCCTATATTAAACAATCTTTAGCTACTGTTCTAAAAAACGAAACATTAGAATTCTTTATAAAAAAAGCAATTGTATCCGCATTTGGGTTTGATAAAATGAAAGGAATTGATATTGTTTACCCCAAGGTTGCTATTAAAACTAAAGGTGAAATATTGCCTTTAATTGAAAAAATTATACATACATCCCTTAATGAAATTTTAACAACTGAAAATAACGAAAATTCAACAATTGAAAAAAAGAAACGGTTACTAACAATAGAATCTATATTTGATAAAATAAGAGAAGCCGATATGGCTACAGGAGGACAAGAAGAAGAGGATGGATGTAATGAACAAGAAAATAATGGAGAGGAGGAAATTTATGTTTACAAACCATTAAAATCAAAGGTTGCTGTAACCGCAAATAGTACACCCTCCTCTCAAAAAACAATAAAGGATATTTTCACAGATCCTACATTAACCCGTGATGGTAAAATACAATTAATTAATGAAATATTCGTATATTGTCTTCCAGAATTAGAAGGTGATAAAATCACATTTATTGGTTCAACTTTTGTACGTTATGGTGAACCAGAGCCTTATATGAACCATTGTCTTGTATTAAACACATGTGATTCAATTCCAAATACGGTAATAGAAACTGTTGATACTGAATACCAAATTTTAATTAAATGGAGTGAACTAATTCAACGCGAAAATCCAGATATTGTTATTGGGTATAATATATTTGGGTTTGATTATGAATTTATGTTTCGACGTGCTCAAGAAAACGGTTGCGAAAGACAGTTTCTAACTCTTTCGCGAAAACAAGGAGAAATTGCCGGAAACTATAACCGAACTACCATGGAATATACACTTGATAATACAAAAATTGTTTTAGCAACCGGTGAATATGATTTAAAATATCCGAAAATGTCTGGCAGAATTCAAATAGATTTATATGCGTATTTTCGACGCGATTTTAATTTATCATCTTATAAACTAGATGATGTTGCCGGTGAATTTATTGGTGACTCAATAACAGGTATAGAAATTAATGAAAATTTTAACATCAATAATACTACAGGAACAACATTATTATATACAAACAATGTTATGGGATTACATGTAGGTGACTTTATACATATTGAGCTTTCAAAATTTACAACTGACTATTTCAAAGAAGGCGCAAAATTTCGCGTTATTGAAATTCGCATTTTAACAAAAGAAGAACGCGAATGTGGCGTAGGTGGTGGTGGATGTAATATTATTATTATAAATGGTATAGAAAATGATTTAAAAAATAATATAAAAAATATTAAATGGTGTATGGCAAAGGACGATGTTACACCACAGGACATTTTCCGTTTAACAAACGGAACATCAAGTGACAGAGCAATTGTAGCAAAATACTGTATTCAAGATTGTAATATAGTTCATCACCTATTTAACAAATTGGATGTAATGACTGGATATATAGAAATGTCACGTATATGTAGTGTACCAATTAGTTTTCTCGTTTTACGTGGACAGGGTATTAAACTTACCAGTTTTGTTGCCAAAAAATGTCGTGATAAAAAAACACTTATGCCTGATATTGAAAAAAAAGGTATTGATGATGGATATGAAGGAGCTATTGTTTTACCTCCTAAATGTAATATGTATATGGACAATCCAGTAGCATGTGTTGATTACTCTTCATTATATCCATCTTCTATGATAAGTCAAAATTATTCACATGACAGCAAAGTATGGACACGAGAATACAATCTGGAAGGAATATTAGTAAGAGAAACAGGAGAAAAAGATCGTAACGGAAACTACATATATGATAATTTAAAAGGATATGAATATATTGATATTGAATTCGACACATTTGAATGGCGTAAAAAACTAACTTCAAAAACAGCAGTAAAAACCAAAGTTGGACGTAAAATTTGTCGATGGGCTCAATTACCAAATGGAAATAAATCAATTATGCCTTCAATTTTGGAAGAATTACTTAAAGCAAGAAAAGAAACACGAAATTTAATAAAAACTGAAAAAGATATATTTATGCAAAATATTTTGGATAAAAGACAACTCGGATATAAAGTAACAGCAAATTCATTATACGGACAATGCGGGTCAAAAACATCTACATTTTACGAACAGGACGTAGCGGCATCAACAACTGCCACTGGACGTATGATGATTACTTACGCAAAACGTATTATAGAAGATGTTTATGGGGATATGATTTACGCTACAAAGTTATATGGAAATGTTCAATGTAATGCGGAATATGTATATGGAGATAGTGTAGCAAATTATACACCCGTATATATTCGAAAGGGGGGGATCATACTCGATATATGTAAAATAGAAGATTTATGTATTAAATACAGTAATAGTAAAGAATGGTATAGTTGTCTTGAACCTGGTAAAGAAGATAAAGAAATCTGTGAATTTACAGATATAGAAACATGGTCAGAAAAGGGATGGACACCCCTTCAACGAGTTATACGTCACCGTCTTGCTCCACATAAAAAAATAATACGCATTCTTACAAACAATGGTATAGTTGATGTTACCGATGACCATTCATTAATATTGGCAGACGGAACAACAGAAATTTCACCAAAAGACCTAAACCTGGGTACAGAAATACTACATTACCCATTACCTATTACAACTATTGAATACTTTACTCTTGAAGACCAACGTATTGCTCTTAAAATTCAAACCAATTTAAAAACAAACAATCAAATAGTAATATTTCAAAGAAACCAACTAAAATCAGCATATATTTGTTGGATTGCGGAAAGTATTGGGTTAACTTATACATTAAATTACGAATTAAAAGATGAAGGTATTTCAAATTATATAATTACTATTTATTCAAAGAAACCATTAACAAAAAATGAAAAAAAAATAAAAAATATAATTAAAAAAATGAATGTTATTAATTATCCTCCTGAAGAATATGTATATGATTTTACAACGGCAAATCATCATTTTTCGGCGGGAATTGGAAATATTGTTGTTCATAATACAGATTCCGTTTTCTTTACATTTAACTTAAAAGACCCGTGTAATGGAAATGAATCAATTACTGGAAAAAAAGCGTTGGAAATTACCATTGAAATAGCACAAGATGTTGCCAATTTATGTACACAGTTTCTTAAGCCACCAATGGAACTTTCATATGAAAAAACATTATGGCCTTTTTGTCTTCTCTCAAAGAAACGGTATTTTGGCAAACTATTTGAATATAACCCTGACAAAGGCAAATTAAAATTTATGGGACTTTCTTTGAAACGTCGCGATAATTGCGATCTATTAAAGGATGTTTATGGTCAAATGTTGAATATACTTCTTATTCCGGATTTATCACTTGTAAACAAAATGGAGAAATGTATAAAATATTTAAATGAGAGTTTAGAGGAACTAATTGAAGGCCGCGTTTCAATGGATAAACTGTCTATTACAAAATCATTAAGTGGTTATTATAAAAATCCGGAACAAATTGCGCATGCTGTTTTAGCGGAAAGAATTGGTAATCGTGAAGCAGGAAATAAACCAAAACCAGGTGATCGTATTAAATATATTCATATTTTCAGCAAAAGTAAAACGGCGTTACAAGGTGAACGCATTGAAACACCTGAATTTATTCGACAAAACGGTGTAAAAATCGATTATTCATTTTATATTACAAATCAACTTATGAAACCGCTTCAACAATTATTCGGGTTGGCATTAGAAGAAATATTAATACTAATAAGTAATCCTCAAACAGTTGCCGTATTTAAACATGATATAAAAGTTATTAAAGAACAATATGGCAACGACTTGGAAGTATACGCTAAAAAAAAAGAAAAATACTGTTCCGATCGAATTAAACGAGTTATATTTGAAAAATATTTAATTCAAATAAAAAATCAGCGCGAGGGGGTAAGTCAAATAAATAAGTATTTTACTATTTCTAGCAGTGGTAAAAATATTTAAACAAAAAAATATATTATTATTTAACCCTTACCATCTATAAAGTTACTATATAAATAAAATCATTTTTATTGTAAAATTGAATTATATTTTATTATAATACATACTATAATACATACTATAATACATACTATAATACATACTATAATACATACTATAATTTAAAATAACATTAATTAAAATGAAGTATATAATGTTATTTGTATTTCTACCGTACTTATTCGCATTTGAACAAAATTGTACCGCTTATAATATATTAAATAATAAAATTAACTCTTGTCAAAATAATAACATATCATGTTATGTACTTATTTATACTATTGAATTTAATAAATGTTCATTTTCTTTGACCAATATTAAAACACAACCTAATACTACATGTATTTTACTAAATCAGTGCCGTACATCTTGTAAATCATCTACTTCAAATCTATTACTTTCTAATTGTTATAAAAATTGTTTTACTGTTACTTACAAGTGCTCCCCTGTAAAAAAGATCGCATTGATTGTTACAATTAATAGTTCTTATAAAACAACAACATATGAAATAGTACTTGTTTCTATAATTCTTATATGGTTTGTATTTATTGTTATAAAATATACTTATTGCCATAATAGTTTTAACTATAAAAATAAAGTTCATGTTACAACTTTTACAAATGTATAAATTTGGTTTACCAAAATATGTTCAGGTTTTATAAATACCCAACCATTTTTTATTACTTTATAAATTAAAAAATTGATCTAATAATAAACAAATTAAACATTAATTATATATAATTAATAATGTTTATAATATATAAACCAGCAGAGTTTCGTGAAAATATTGTTAATAAAATCAAAGAAATTGAATCTGTATCCATTTCCACAATTTCATCCGATGGTTTATTAAAACTATGTACAAATATTGAAAAAGGTATATATAATTATTCTATTAAAGAAGCAATAAAATTAAAAATTATTCGAAAATGGGAAAACAAATTTTTCGTTCAACTTTATTTGGATCGTTTAAAAACGGTTATAAATAACCTAAAAACAACACCTCGTTTAATTGAAAAGTTGGTAAGTCGCGAAATAACACCAGATGTATTTGCTTATATGACACACCAAGAAATGTATCCGGAAAAATGGAATAAACTAATTGCGATGAAAATAACCAGGGATGAATCGAAATTTGTAAATCGTATTGAAGCAAATACAGATATGTACCAATGTAGAAAATGTAAATCGCGTAAATGTACATATATTTCTGTTCAAGTTCGATCTGCGGATGAATCTGAAAATTTATATATTACATGTACCGAATGCGGGTTTAATTTTGTTAAATAGGTGTAAAATTACAGACTATAAAATTTTATTAATCATTTGCCGATTATATCGACGGATTTGTGTTTTATAAAGAAATGTATATAGTTTATACAATTTATGGTATCATTTTTATTACAATATAAAAAATGAAAAAAATGGTAAAAAATGAAAAAATGGTAAAAAATAATACAATATAAGACTAGTTATGGTTTAAATATTTTTCATTTTTTACTTTTATAAAATAGTTAAAAATAAAAGATGTATATAAATTATATATTAATAATAATGTCTATATTTTCATTTATTAAAAATACCAATTTAAATTTACAACCAAAACAAAAATATAAAAAAAATAGTTTATATATTTACCAAAATACTACTTTTCCATCTCCGGCTTTTTCACAAATTTTATTATCATCTTCTTTAAAGATACCGTCATGTATATATAAAAAACAAAACTTAATACAACCATTAAATATGACATATGATGAAAATGAAAATACGAAAATATTATCAAAAAACGAAATATATAACACAAATACTTATAAAAACGTAAATTTTTATAAAATTACACAAAATATACGTAATGGATTTACACCCTTGAAGATTTAAAATGGGACAATTTTTGAGTCCTTTTTTCTAAAAATACTATAGTAATATGTCACATAAAACCGAAGATTTCAAACTTTCTGCTGTTATATTTTATTTGAAAAACAAAGATAAACTACGAAAAACCTGTAAAATTTTCGGCTGTACGAAAAGTTCATTACAGCGGTGGGTTCAACGCTACAAAACACAGAAAAATCTTACCCGACATAATAGAACACCTATTTCCTATAAAATCAAAAAAGAACAAGTTAAAACTGCTATCAATCTTCTCAAAACAAACGAACAAGTCACTATAAATGATTTATCTTTACATTTACAGGACAAATACAAGGATTTTTCTATTACACCACAACATTTAGGTAGCATTTTACGGGACAACAATCAAACACGCAAACGAACCAGACACAAGCATTTTCCGTTGAAACGACGAAATATACCTACCAATCAATCCAAAGAAATGAGCGATTTTTATGAAACTGTGAAAAAATATCCGTTAGATAAAATAATTACACTGGACGAAACAAGTGTAGGCGCTGGATTATACAACAATTATAGTCGTTGTTTTTTAGGGAAGCGGTGTTTTTACAAAACCAATGATAATTTTGTTTTCAAAAAATTTACCTTGTTAGTTGCCATAAATAATTCCAAATGCGTAGGATACGAATTGTATGAAAAAGGTGGTATGACTCAAGACCGATTGTTAGAGTTTTTTCAAAAGTATATTTTCGGTAAATACAAAGACCATCTCATCATCATGGACAATGCGAAAAGTCACAATAATAATTTGATGAAAGAATCCATTACGAAAAGTGGTAACGAAGTATTGTTTGCTGTCCCGTACTCTCCTCATACAAATACCACGATAGAATCCTACTTCAACCAAATAAAAGGATACATGAAAAAACACCGAAATGTTACCAATTTTGAACAATTATCCAATAATGTAAAACAATCTATTGAACAAGTGAAACCATCAAACTACAAAAAATACTTTGAATATGCGTATGGTAAAAAAGAAGGAATAACTTACACAAAAAAGCCCTCTACGAGAAAAAGAAAAAGAAAATTATACAAAGAGTAACTCATATGATTGTATAAATCATATGAGATTAAAGAGTGAATTGTATGCGAAAGAACAAGAAGAAATAGTCAATAAAATCGTTATTATTTTGGATTTAGAAAACAAAAAAACATACACCTTGTTTGAATTAGATAATAACCGAGAAATTCAAGATAAAATAATGGCACTGATACCTGAAATACGAAAATATTATAGTTTTAACGGTATTAAAGCGGTGGGTGAACCTGAACGCATTAAGCGACCATGGTTATCCATCATCAAACATCTATTGAAACCAATATACAATATTAATAATAACAAGTATAGAATGAAAATAGAAGGTAAAGAAATACAAACAATGGAATATGTTTTTACTTATGTAGTTACATAAAGGTTTTTATTTTTCTTATATCCATATGTTCCATTAGATAAATTACATTTTTTACATAATGCTTTGAAAATGGCTTTATTGTCGTGATAATTTACCCAATTTTGTTGTAAATATTTGTCTTCAAATTCATAAAGATTATTATTATTTTCTAAAACTTTTATTGAACTGAAATCTATTTTGTTATCGTAAATAAATTCATCAAGAAGTTGCTGAAATGTGTATTTATAATGGTCTATATGTAAAGTATCTATAAATTCTTCACATTGTTGGCAGATATTACCTGTAAAATTAAGAAAGAACTGTTTTTTTTTGGTATTACTAATAACATCACGAAATGTTTTCATAATTCTATTTATATTATTTTCGGTTTTACTGTATTTATTAAATAATGCTCTTAAACAATATTTATACGATACATCATCTTCTATATCATCACAATAATTTTTAATATATAATGCTTTACCATTAAATGGTGGTCGTATTTTTACAACAAGGTATTCAATATCTTTTATTTTATCTTCATTTGGGTGACATTTTAATAATAATTCAATATCATTATCACGAAATGGTGTATCAATTGGTTGATTATTTATAAATGATGTAACATGTTTTGTTCCCTTCGTAATATTTTCAAATTTATTTTGTAAATAAACATTCTCGGTCATTCTCTACATAAATAGTATGGTTTTATTTCTATATTGTTTATGTGAAAAACTACTTAAAATCAAATCTTTAGGAATAGTATAGAAAGATGTCTATCAAAGAAAAACCTCCCGAGTTTTTCAAATCCATCAAGACATCTCTCAAAAGTATCCTCAAACACCCAGTCATCAATACACCCAAGATTAATGATGCGGTTATCAAAGCCAACAAAATTGTCATTCATACCCTCCAGTTTCTCAAACTTTACTGCCTACATCAATACGATACTACTCAGTCATTACCTACCATCAACAAAGAATTAGTCAAATCCACTATGAAAATACTCTGTAATGAAAAAGCACAAGGCAAACCACCCAAACCCGAAATCAAGGCACTCAAAGAACAACTCAAAACATTCTATACCGAACATTATCTACCGACAACTCAACATGACCCTTTGGATTATACCCATATCAATACTGTGTTGGATTACCTAACCGAAGACATATTAACGATGTATGAAAACAACATTGAATTACATTATGTGGAATATGTGGAACGATATGTCAATGTGGTATGGAAAAAGAAATTCCTTACCGAGAAAATTCGCAAATTAGGAAAGACCAAAGCGGAACGAGAAGCCAGAATACGCAATCTTTGTAACGAGTTACGAAAAATTAAAAATGACCTACTCAATGTAGAAACAAATGAATTCAAATCAAAATCGTATTATCACACTTGGATAAGGGAACAGAAGAAACATATTTTACCGACGAAATCCAAGTTCAACCAAAATAGTGTCTATTATGACCTAAAATGTACCCCTTTTCAATATTTTCCATGTATGATTGGCATGATGAAACAAGTGGAAAAAGATGGTTACAAAGTGTGTAATGTATTCCCGATGCGTAGTGGTATTACACCGAATTATATACGACTGGATACTACCACATTGGTTCATTTATTGATGCGTAAAGAACAAGGAACAAAAAGTGAATATTTGACCGAAGGTAATTTGAAACGCAATGAAGACAAAATTTGGAATTTCTTTTTCCGCACCGAATTGAAATGTTTCAAAAAAACCGAATATTCCTTCCATCATATGTTATCTACCGATGGTGTCAGTGTCAGTATTTTGTTGTTACGCAAAGATTTAGTCGGGAAAAAATTACCAATGATGAAAAAGAAAGGCAACCGTGAAATGTATATTGATGAAGTAACTGATACAACAAATCTACAAACCAAGAAAATAGTAGGTATAGATGCCGGCAAATGTGACCTTATTTATTGTGTTGATGATGCCAGTAAAGAAGCCAATGTTTTCCGGTATTCACAAGACCAGCGTAGAAAAGAAACCAAAATGAAGAAATACACTAATATTCGGTTGGGATTGAAACACAAAGTATTGGAAGGAAAAACCATCATTGAATATGAAACAGAATTGTCCAATTACAATCGCAAAACCTTACAAATAGACAAATTCAAAGAATATTTACAAGCAAAAAACAAACTCAATCATGTGTTGTTTGGTTTTTATAGAAAAGAAATCTTCCGTAAATTGAAGATGAGTGCGTATATCAATACCAAACGAACGGAACAAAAAATGATACAACAATTCCAAGATAAATTTGGAAAACCCGAAGAAACGATTCTATGTATCGGGGATTGGGAACAACGAAAACAAATGAAATTCAAAGAACCTACCATTGGTATTGGAATGCGTACCTTGTTTCGTAAAAGAGGATACCAAGTATATTTGGTAGATGAATTTAGAACATCGTGTCGTTGTTCCAATTGTAATGGTGGAATATGTGAGAAATTTAAGGTGGGAACCCACCCGAATCCAAAAAAAGAGGAATTGCGGTTGATTCATGGTCTTCTCCGTTGTAAGAACGGTTGTGGGTTGTGGAACAGAGACCGTAACGGTGCCTCCAATATCTACAAGATTGCTCATCAAGCGATACATAAGTTAGAAAGACCAACTTATCTATGTAGAGAAACAAGTAATCATACTACTTTACCGAGTAGTAAGAAACAAACTTTATGCGGGTATGCGAAGACCCAACTTTGAATCTCTTTATTTTGGGGCATTTTTGTCCCATTTTAAATCTTCAAGGGTGTAAACTAACTGAATTAGAAAAAGAATATATAAATCGATTACAAAAAGATGACTTAATTGAACTAATTATGTTATATGATAATTGTATGGAAAGTTATGCTGAATTAATTAAAAGTTTAGTATAAAAGTTTAATATAAAAATTAATTTTTTTTTGTTTTATACAAAAAAATATACAAAACATACAATCCAAAAAAAGAAATACCGCCAATAAAAACCCTTGAAAATATATTATCATTTAATACTAAATCTTGTCCGTTTAATTCATCCAATATTTTTTGATCAACCTTTTGGTTTATATTTAAAAAATTTTTTATATCAAAGTCACGCATTCCTTCAATATTTCCAATATTATAACCATCGGCTGTATTATTCGTTTGTTTTAAAGGAACATATATACCATTTATATTTTTTAAATCTACCAATTCTAAATTAGAATCGTTTGTTTTTGTGGAAAAATTGGATACAGAATACATTGTAAATATAATATTGTATATTTATAATTGAGTTTTACGTAAAATTATAAATACGTATTTTAATAAATTTAACAAATAAAAATATTTTTTACTTTTAATTACAATAAATAGTTTAATTGTTTATATAATTTCTAAATCTTGTAAACGCCAATATTCACATGTTCCATTTGGAAGTGGTCTTTGAATAATAAATGGAATTTTACGTTCTTCAAACTCCTTTAACGCAATTAAATAACCATCTATTACATCGTTTTCAACATTAACAAATATAGGACTTCCCTCATTTATTTGATTTGCGCGTTCTCCTAATATTCGTGCTTTTTCATATTTTGTTATAAAAGGTAGGGTTTTGTGAAATGGGTCAATAATATTTCCTTCTGAATTTCGTACAACTTTTGAAAGTGTTTCTATTTCAGCATTATTTTTAATAATCATTTCTGGGTGATATTGTTCTATTATATTTTTACGAATAGATTCGTCGAATTTTTGTAAATAATCTGGTTCATCGTCTTCATCATCATTTTCTTCATCGTCAATATTAATATCATCAATTATTTCATCTATATTATCTTCCTCATGTTTTTTTGATTTTTTATTAGTATTTACAGATTTTTTAAAAGGTTTCTTTGATTTTTTTTCAATTTTAAATACTTCTGATGGTTCGGGTTTTGTATCCTCTTCTTCTTCGATTTCGTTTTCGTCTTCTTCATCATTTGATTCAGTATCAACGGTAGAAGAAGCTATACTATCTTCATCATCTTCGGTAGCATCTGTTTCATCCACCGATTTTTCATCGTCGTCATCGTCATCGGTTTCGTTTTTAGTTTCTTCTTCCTCCTCCTCTTCCTCTTCTTCTACATCTAGTTCATCTTCTAGATCCGGTTCATTTTCAATACCGTTATTTTCCAAATTAATTTTAATATTCTTATTTGACATTATTATAGATTATATAATACTTCTTTATATTTACAATATAAATCAATTTTTTAGTAATTTAACATGCTAATATTTACACTAATAAAAATGGTATTTACAGTTTTAATTTTATTTCGTTATCAAGTATAATTTTAAATATTTTATAAAAGCTAAAATTGGAGTTTTTCAAATAAAGGTTAAGGTAAAACAGTAAGTTTTCTGAATTTTAAAAAATTGATTTTAACCAAATAAACCTTATACATATATATAAATATAATAACTATAACAATTATAATGAAATTTTGCGTTAAATGCGATAATATGTATTATATTTCTATTGATCAAGAAGATGAAAATAAACTGGCTTATTATTGTCGTAATTGTGGACATAAAGATACCGATATTGGAAATGACGGTATTTGTGTTTTAAATACCCAAATTAAAAAAGGAAAGCAACAATTTCATCATATTATTAATGAATATACTAAGTTAGATCCAACCCTTCCAAGAATTTATAATATTCCTTGTTCAAACCCACAATGTTTAACTAATGATACGGACGAAACCAAACGTATTCCTCGTGAAATAATTTATATGAGATATGATGATAATAATATGAAATATGTTTATATATGTACTACTTGTGATTCAAAATGGACCACAAACGATAAATAATAAAAAAATATACTGTTTCTCTGTATCGTTTCTCATTTATTTACAAAAAAACTAAATAATATAAAATACATTTTTTTATGTATTAACCCTTTAACGTTTTCGACATTTTTACAAAATCAAATATTTTACTTATTTTAACCCTTTAACGTTTTCGACATTTTTACAAAATCAAATATTTTACTTATTTTAAAATATTTGACGCAATTTATAGTGTAGTATCTTATACTGACCGATTAAAATAATAAAATTATTAATTGTTCGGTTATTAAATATAATTTGATACGATTATTAGTGCTCTTTTTTAAAAAAAGAGTTAAATAAAGAGAATGTGTATCAAGTAAAACCGTAAGTTTTCTAAACTTTCCATAAATAATATAAACAAATAACTCTATATTTATTATATTTTCTGACCAATAAAATTGATTAAATTCCAACTTATTATAAAAGGTTTAATTAAAACTCCAATAAAATTGATTGAATATAATTTATAAAATCGAACAATAACATATATTCATTGTAACAATAATGAATACTCCGCTATCAATATTTCTATCCAAACATCATATTAAAAAAGAAACTAAGGATGATATTAAAACACCTACAAATACACGTATTGGATGTAAAGAATCTAATATTTACGGAGGTTCATATTATATTCCAGATGAAGAATACAACACCTTCTTAAAACTTTACTATATAGAGTGTATTAAAGGCAATCGTAAGGAATATTTAACGGAAGCCCAACTCAAAGAAAATGGTCCATTATTAATTGACGTTGATTTCAGGTATGATTATAAAGTTACAGAGCGACAACATACAAGGGAACATATATCCGATTTAATTACTCTTTATTTAGAAGAGTTTAAAGAAATATTTGAAATAGACGAAACAATTAAAATACCGTTTTTCGTTTTTGAAAAAAAAACTGTAAATCGTGTGGAAGAAAAAAAAATTACAAAGGACGGTATACATATAATTGTAGGCATTCAATGTATTAATCATAAATTACAGCAACTTATACGTAATTCAGTTGTTAAAAAAATAGCCAGTATTTGGGAAAATATACCAATTAAAAATACATGGGAGGAAGTATTTGATGAAGGTATTAGTAAAGGCCATACGAATTTTCAACTATATGGTTCTATGAAACCAAACAACGAACCATACCACCTTGTTACAGTATATAACGGCGGATACGATGAAGATGGAGAGGTTGTTTTCCACAATAATCAACCACCCTCCGATTTTGAAAATGAAGATAATATAAACAAATTATCAGTTCGTTATCGCAATCATAAACAATTACTCTTAAAAGAAGAATTTATTGATAAAATTGTAAACACAACCCACCCCACAGAAAATAATACAACGCCTACCAATTCGCGTAACTATATAACTTGTTATGAACCCGAACCAGATATACCAACCGTAAGAATAGAAGAAATACTCAATATTCGGACAAAAGAACAGCTTGATAATTGTATAGTACGATTTATTGATTCTCTTGAATTAACAGAATATAATATTCGTGATGCGTACGAATATACAATGGCTTTACCAAAAAGTTACTATGGTGAAGGTTCTTTCTCAAAATGGATACGGGTTGGATGGGCTTTACGTAATATAAGCAATCGACTCTTTATTGTATGGCTTGCGTTTAGTGCTAAGTCGCCGCAATTTAATTTAACAATGGATATTAATTCATTATATGATAAATGGTGTTCTTTTGATAAAAAAGACCAAGATGGATTTACTATTCGTTCCATAATGTATTGGGCAAAAAATGACAATCATGATGAATATAAAAAGATTGTAAGTAATAGTATTAACGCGTATATAAATAAAACACTTGAACATGCGGTATCAATTTCCAATGACGATGACAATAAAATAATGGGGTTTACCGATTACGATCTGGCAATGGTTTTATATCTTCTTTATAAAGAAGAATACGTATGTGTAAGTATAAAAAACAATATATGGTTTAAATTTAACGGCAATTCATGGGCTGAAATTGATTCAGGAACTTCACTACGAGCGGCAATATCAAAAAATTTAAGAGGACTTTACATTAAAAAAGCAAGCGAATTATTACGGTTTAAATCGACTCTTCCGGAAGGCGATCCAATGAAGAAAAAAGTTGAACGCAAATTACATATCATAGGAACAATTACGGAAAGATTTGGTAAAACCAATGATAAAAACAATATTATGCGTGAAGCACGAGAACTATTTTACGATGGCGACTTTGTAATTAAAATCGATTCAAACCCATACCTTATGTGTTTTAATAATTGTGTTATTGATTTTAAAGAAAAACGAGCAAGAAGAGGAAATCCGGAAGATTATTTAACTAAATCGACCGGAATTGAGTATCGAGAATTAAACCAATTTCGTGACAAAGAAATTATTGACGAAATAGAAGATTTTATGCATAAATTGTTTCCAAATGAGGGACTATATCGTTATATGTGGCATCATTTAGCTTCAACCTTAATTGGAACAACCACAAACCAAACATTTAATATGTATATTGGTGTCGGACAAAACGGAAAATCTGTACTGGTAAATTTAATGGAGCAAGTATTAGGACAATATAAAGGCGATGTTCCTCTTACTCTTATTACTCAACAACGAACAAAAATAGGAGGTGTATCACCTGAAATTGTTCAACTTAAAGGTATTCGTTATGCGGTTATGCAAGAGCCATCTAAAGGCGACCGTATTAATGAAGGAATTATGAAACAAATATCAGGTGGAGACCCGCTTACCGGACGTGCGCCGTTTATGATTGAAGCAAAAACATTTATACCACAATTTAAATTAGTAGTATGTTCAAATGAGTTTATGGAAATTAAATCACAAGATCATGGAACATGGCGACGTATTCGCGTAGTTGACTTTAAATCTCTCTTTACAGAAAACCCACGCAGCGACGATCCAGAAAAACCATATCAGTTTAAACTAGATAAAAATATTAAAGAAAAATTTTATCGATGGAAGGAAGTTTTTGCGGCAATGTTGATTGAAATAGCGTATAAAACAGGTGGTGATGTGGAGGACTGTATAGAAGTTACGTCATCTACATTAAGTTACCGTCAAGGACAAGACGTTATAAGTAGTTATTTATTTGAAAGAATACAGTCTCATACGGTAGGATGTATTACAAAGGGTCAACTAAGCGCGGATTACAAAGAATGGTTTGCTATAAACCAAGGCGGTGGTAAAATGAATGGTATTAAAGATCTCACTGTTGCTATGGACAAACGATTTAGTAAAAATGTTGGAGGTATTTGGAAAGGAGTTCGGTTTATACCAATTATAAATGGCGAAACACATGCGGAAGACAGTGACGAAGAAGCCGCATGTGATGTTAATTTACAGGAATTGTAAATGTTAATTGTAAATATTTTCCGCGTGTTTTAGTAGTATAAGTTGTTAGCACGACCATCTATTCCTTTGTAATATACTTTACCACTAATTAATGACCATATATATTTTATTACTTCCCATAATGTTATTTCTATCCATAAAAAAATAAAAGGAAAAATACCTAATAAAATTATTAAACCAATTTTTAAATATATACTTATATTATTTTTTTTTGAAATAAATAAAATTATAGCCGTTCCGAAAAACAAAATATAGTATAATATTAATAATACTCCATTTAAACTAATTACCGAATTCCAACTTGTGCCTATATAGTTAAATAATTGGTCATCAGTGCTATATTTTTGTTTAATTTCATTTATGTTTTGTTCTAATGTAGAATTTTGTTTTTTAATTTCGTTGGATAATTCCGAATAATAATCCATTTATATATATTATACAGAAATCATAGAATTAATTTTTATAAATTTTACAAATATTTTACTTTTATAAAATATTTAACCCTTTGCCGTTTCTGGACTTTTAATTATTTTCATTTTTTCTTTCATTTTTTCTTTCATTTTTTCTTATATTGTAATAAAAAATAATACCATAAATGGTATTAAAACCATAAATGGTATTAACTATATTAAATATCATTACAAAACACAAAAATCATTTACCGACAAATCCGTCGATATAATCGGCAAAGGGTTAATATACTATATGATTTTATATTTTTGAAGATTGTAAAAAATTTAAAGGGTTAATAAATTGAATATTGGTCAAATTCGAATGGTGTAAAAAATTTTGTATTTATATTCTGATTAACAACTTTAAATACAGGTTCATTGTTAAATAATGTTTGAAAAGTATCAGTACTACTTATACATAGTTGCGTATCAACATCCCATTTTGAAGTTTTAGAACAACACTCACTACCCGAACACGCCCCCGTTAAAATTCCTAATAAATCCGCACTACCATTTGACGAACCTGCTAAATTCGCTTCTTTTGCTTTAGTAATTTCAATCGGCGTTAATGTAGCGGGAGGCGGTTTATTAATTTTATTAAAATCCATAGGGTCTCGATTCACAATAATTATGTAAATACTAAAACAATATATAGCAATTCCTACAATTGTAATAATTAAAATTAAAGAAAATATAACATCCGGTATAACTATAAATTTGTTTATTATATAAACAGCTATACAAACTGCTAAACCAATTATAACAGCTATCAGCATTTTTTGGTATTGTGCTTTTCTTTCAATATAATTTGTATTTAACTGAATCATACGTTCTTTAGAAGTAAGAACATTATCAACACTTTGTTTTTTTTTAATTAATCTATCGTTTTCATTTTTTATAATATTATTCGCAGTGACTGTTTCAGCTGACATTATCTTAGTATAATATGTTATAGTATTTTGTTATTCTTTTTAAGAAAATTAAAAAAAATAATTATACATTTTATAAAATTTATTCAATAATAACAAATAATATTATATAAATGAACAAAGAAACCAATCCACAAAATCAATTTATAGTTTCATATAATGAAAACGATTTTTATTGTAATTCAATTGCTAAAACCGTATTTAAAAATATATTAGATGTTGAATATACACAAAATTATTGTAAAGAAAAACAGCCTTTTACAATAAACAAACAAACAAAAGCAAAATGTAATACATCTAGTACAACCACTGATGAAGATTTAAAATGTGCCGTATTAAATGAAATATGTATAAATAAAACAAAATATGATACATTAAAAGAAATACAAACTACACATTCGGTATCTACAAGTAGGTTTCAAGATATGAATTCATTTTACAATACAGAAGTATTAAAGAGCGTTAATTTAGGAATTGGTATTGCGTTTTTGTCATTTATTATATTTCGAGAATATAAAACATAAAATATTATATATAAATATGGATTTTTATAATTATAAAACTAGCGAAACCGTCAATACCAATAAAGAACGTGAATATGTAACTTATACCAATGCTTATACAACGTACCAACAAAAACCACAAAAAATTAAAAATACCTTAAGTGAAACTTTATTCGGATTAACTAATGGTATAGATAAATTAAACAAAATTATTGAAACATATAATTCAAACCAGGTGGTTGAAGGACTAGATACACTAGATACAACTACATATAATAATATTTTAAAGGATAGAAATAATTTAGAACAAAAATTATACGAATTATATACAAATGATTATGATTCACTATATAGTGTAAAATCAATGGTAGATTCTTCTGTTATTACCGGAATTTTATGGACAGTTTTAGCAACAACTATGATATATTATATTGTAGTTAAAATATAAATATAAATATTGTATAATATATTAAATATGAATTATACCCAGTTTAATATAGAACCTTTTCAATTATTGGAAGGTTATATAGAAAATTTTACAAATTTAGTAGACCCATTGCCAAAAATTACACAAAAAAATGATGAATTTAAAGTTATTGGTAATAGTTTTAAAGAAAATTATACTAGTTATTCTGATACAGAATTTAAAGATTTAAATACTAAATATGATATAATAGATAATAGCGGAAATTTATTATATAAAAAAAATATTAATTTTAAAGAAACTATACCAAATTTAAAAGATGCTATATTAGAAGATTCAATAAATATATTGAATTATAATAATAATATATATGCTATTTCAGGTATTGCTATTGGGTTTTTAATTATAGGTATAATAGTTTCTTCAAATAAAGGTTAACCCTTTTCCATTTCTAAACTTTTAAAATTTTTATTTTTTCTTATAAATTTTCATTTTTTCTTATAAATTTTCATTTTTTCTTATTTTGTAATAAAAAAAAATGAAACTATAAAACGAAATTTTCAAATAGGGATTTAACTATAATTATAGTAAGAAGGGGGGGGGGGCGTTCATAAATACCTGTTGTTTTTGGAATTTACCGCACTTATAAAAAATTGATTAAAAATTAAATACATAAATATATAAACATATTTAATATAATATATTGTAAAAATGGCATCAACCAATAAAATTATTAGTATTTACAAATCACGAACAACTATTATACAACTACTAAACAAGCAGGGTTATGATACAGAAGACTACGATAATTTTAACATTAATGAAATTGACGCAATGACAGCAACTGGTCAATTAGATATGTTTGTAACAAATAAAACCGATTTACGTAAAATATATATAAAATATTATTTGGATTCCAAACAACTTCGTGCGCCGGTATTAGATGATATTGTCGAGGATTTGTTTACATCTTCTAGCGGGGAACGTGTAGGGGATTCTACTAGCACCGGACGAGAGAGTTTAGAAACCACTCTTTCTAAAAAAGACACGCTTATTATTATTGTTGAAAACGAACCAAATGAATCTATAACAGCAAAAGTGGAATATTTGTATGAAAAAGAAGGTATTTTCATTGTTGTCTTTAATATTCGTCGGCTTCAATTTAATATATTAAATCATCGACTCGTTCCACCTATTTATATTTTAAATTCAAACGAAAAAGAAGCTTTTATGACAAAATATAATATAAATAGTATAAGTAAAATTCCCGAAATTAGCAGGTTTGACGCACAAGCACAGGCCGTATTTTTACGACCGGGTGACATTTGTCGTTTTGAACGAGAAAGTATTTCCGCATTAAAATACGATTATTACAGGGTATGTGTATAAAAAATAACTAAACATTAATAAATATGTTTATATAATATATAATGTTGTTAATTTTGGATTATATTACAAGTATTAAAAATAAAAAAGTTTCCATTTTTTATTCTGTTTCTTTGATAATCGGTATTTCTGTTGTTTTATCTTTCATTTCAAATATTGTTGAAATGAAGGCACCGTTTCATAAAAAGTATTGTGGAGAAGAAACACTTTGTCCTACATTTTCTATTCTCTTTGTGCGTTTTTTACATTATATGACATCCCTATTTTTTACATTATACTATTTTATTTTTAATGAAAAATATGATATATACTATTTATGTCTGTATGTTGTATTAATTTTACATTGGCTTTTTGCGAATGACTGTATTCTTTCAAATTGGGAAATGTCATTTTATAACCAAAATAGTAGTTTAGGAGAGACCGGTCTTTTACATCCACATTTACGTGTATTTGTAGGTGATTCAACAGATTATATTATTTTCTTTCAAATAGTTGTAATGACAATAGGGTTTATATTAGTTATAAATCGGTTTAAAACTTCTTATTATGGTGTGCTTTTTGGAGCAACCGTAATAATATTACAAATGTATATGGTACTAAAAGATCGAATACAAATTATGAGTAATTGGGGAAACAATATATAATTGTATTATATATATGACTAACTCGTACGTAATTTTATTATTAATAACACTAGTATTAACTATATCTTCTTTTTTCTTTGAAATTCAAAGAAAAAAGACAAACAGATTAAGTAAAGTTGAAAAATTAACTATTAAAAATATGGTTGGATTATTTGTTACACGTTATTTACATTATTTATTTTTGTTATACTTTGCCCTATTTTTATTAATTTTTAAAGAAAAGGGTTTAGATGCGGTTATATACATTATATTGGCAATTTTATTATCTTATTCGTGGATTTTCTTTGATTGTTGTATTCTTTCTTACCATGAATTGCGGTTTTATGGAGTTGAATATAATAAATACCAAACGAATTTTCATCCATGTTTATATGCTGTCTTTGAAAATTACCAGGCTGTGCCTTTGTATTTGTCTGGTGGAATAATGTTTTTTACATTTTTTTATTTGTTACTAAAAAATTGGTTTATACCAACAAATTACAGGGTAGTTGCGGGGGGTGTATTTTTTGGTTTATTTATATATAACATAATAACAACGCGTTATTATAATACAAAATTAAGGTATCCAACTAATAAAAACCATATACTATATAAGTATTTTACTTAACCCTTTAACGTTTTTACCCGCGGATTTCATAGTTAATTATTTTATTATTTTAATCGGTAAATATAAGATACTACATTATACAACGTTTCAAATATTTTAAAATAAGTAAAATATTTGATTTTTGTAAAAATGTCGAAAACATTAAAAGGCTAATTAAATATTGTGTAATAATATGTGTAATAATATGTGTAATAACATATTTTAGACTATTTCCGTCATAGTATTTTCATCTATAAATCGTTTACTGGTAGATTCTACCAATAACCCGTTAGCATAAACACCATAATTCATATAGTAATCATCATTTTCCAATGCGAAATGGTAAATTATATAAGATCCGGATACTTCATAAACGCTTGCTAGTTTATCTACATAAGCAGGTAATCTATATTTTCCCTCGGTTATACAATCCCCGTGTTTTCCGTTTACTACGTTGGATTCTTCCCGTTCATCGTCGTCTTTAAAGTCATCCACCAATATATTATGACAACCTGTAATTACCAAGTCTTCAAAGAGATCTGAATAATTTTCGGTTGAACATTTATATAGTTGCTTTTTATTTCTTTCTTCCGAATGATCGTGTTTAAGTATACTATATCCTATTTTGTAAATGGGTTTGTATCCATTGGTAAGTGTTTTAACAAGGTCACCTTTTTTCAATTCTTGAATTAATTTATAACCATTAATAGTTAGTATTTGGGTATTTTCTTTAAAACACAATATTTTAGTTTGATAATATATTCCTATTGTATTTGACCCAGTATAAAGATTTCCCATATTATCAACACACATTTGTAAAGGAAAATTATAAGAATTAGTTTTTTGGTCAAGAAGCCCGTTTGTACTGTTACCCACTATGTAATTTAATTTAAGTAATTGTCCATTAGTATAATATAAATCTATATTATAACTACTAGTAATAAACTTAGCTATATACAAAATATTATAATAACTACTATATACTATAGTTGTATAATTATTAGTAGAACTAATTATTTGGGTTGGAGTTGTAGTTTGAGATGAACCAACTGGATATACATACACACCTGTACCATATGATGTAATATATAAATTACCACATGTATCAAATGTACATAATCCACCTCCAACAGTATAAGCTGAATAATTAACCACATTAAGTCCAGTAAAATTATCATATACTCGTGTAAATGTTGGAGTTGTAGTATTAAAAGGATTACTTGGATTAGTTAAATATAATGGACAAGAATATACGGCAATAGTATTAGTTACAGTAGTGTTAGGTAAAACTACAGCATAAATAGTGTTATTATACAAACCTACACCACACACACCACTTATACTATTTAAAGTAGTATAAACACCAGATATATCCGCAATTTGCCATTGACCACCATATTTATTTACGCTAATAGCACATTTATTATTATAAAACACCCAGTTTACTGGACATTGAGTAAATAAATATCCAGATCCAGTATAGTAGACAGTATTAATATCAGTATTAGTATATGGCGAATAAGTTAAAAGTTTACTTAAATATCCAGAAGAAGAATAATATATATAATTACTAGAACTATCTAATAATAAAAGTTGTATACTCCACGTTCTATAGTTAATATTTGGTAGTAATGATTGTGTAGTTGTATAATAAATACTCTCTGCGTTACCAGACATATATTATATTATATATATTTTTTACAAAGTATATTAACCCTTTGCCGATTATATGAAAGGTTAACCATCCATTAATTTTTTAACAATAATACCACCAACTGATTTTAAACCTCCTAATATAGAATTTGATTCACTTTCTTGACGATCTAATGTACCTGTATTTTCGTTTAAATTACTATTATTGCCGCCCATTTTTTTTATAGGTTGATTATTAGATAAAACACTTTCTCCACCACCCATACGTGAGTTTATATTTCCACCATTCCAAATACCTTCATTATTACTACTTTCACCCATTCCTCCAAGATGAATAATTGGGGTAATATTAATATTACCATTTCCGCCACCAACACCGCCCCCAATTCCACCCATTATTTTATCTTGTCCGTATGGTAAATTTGTATGTCCGCCACCATATTCAGTACTCCCACCGTTTCCACCCCAACCACCAAAGAATTCTGCTGGTATTTTAGTACTATGAGTTTGATTAATTCCTTCTTTCATTACAACAAAAGGGTATAAATCCAGTTTTGCCTCTTCAATAGTTAATATTTTCATATCTTCCTTAATAGTTGGGTCATCTTTGTTTACTATAGTAATATATTTTGGTGTTATATTTTCTACTTTATAAACTTTACCTGGATTTACTTCGTTTCTATAATGTACTAAATCTCCTAAATTATATAAACCGGGTTCATTTTGTATATTTTCCGTATACGGCAAAAACTGTTTAGAATAAATAGGTGAGTTATCAGGATAAGGTGGAGAGTAGCCAGTTGTTTGTGTTACTGGTTGGTTTGTTAAATCTTCATAATCGAATGGGTTAAAATTTGGAGTCGTGGGAGGGGACACAAAAGGTGGAATCGATGTGTTTGGTCGAGAATTAAAAAACGGTTTATCAAAGAAACTGTTTGTTTCTATATCATCTGTATTCAACTCCATTTTTTCTATTTCAGATGGTTGATACGGATTAAATGGTTTTGCCTCTGCGGTTGGATTTCGCAATCTTTCCGTAATATATTTTGAATATTCTTTAAAATTTATAGTATTTGTTTTGCCTTCATTTTCTTCCCCTTCTACTCCACCAAATGACAAGTTTTCAAACTGTTTTATATTATCATCTGTAATAAGTCGTAACTGAACCCCCATCGTTGCCATTTCCTGAATAAATAATTTAAATGCGTAAGGAACAGCAACAATACTAAAATTTCGTCCAAAACGCGAAACAGTTTCTAAATGCATTTTATTTTCCAAATCAATTGTAAATTTTAATGGGCCATCCACTGCCGGACTCAAAAAATGGTTTTTAGAAGAATTGTATATAGCAATTAACCCACTCTGATTACAAATCGCCATATAATATTTATCACCCTTCTCCATCATCGCGTCTTTTAAAAACGCCGACATACCATGTGAAAGTATCGAATCTTTTTCCATTTCCCCAACTCGAAGTCCACCGTCATTTGCCCGTCCACTTACTGGTTGTCTCGTCAAATTTGAACGCGGGCCCGAAGCACGATAATTAATTTTGTCTTTTACCATATGTTTAAGTCTCATATAATACGTCGGTCCAATAAATATTTCGCTTTCGATTTGTTCACCTGTCATTCCATTATACATTATTTCATTTCCACTTGAATGAAAACCCGACTTTAAAAGATCTTCGTTGATTGTTCGTGAACCATTCATCGTTGCCCGCGAAAGTTGTTCACCGTAAAAATGTACTTTTGTTCCACGCTGATTAAACGCGGTACAGTCGCCAAACCCGCCATACATTAAACATGCCTTTCCAGTAATAGATGATATAAGTTGACCTATTGTCATACGGGATGGTAAAGCATGTGGGTTAATAATCATATCTGGTCGTGTTCCGTTAATTGTAAAAGGCATATCGGATTCAGGAATAACCATTCCAATTGTTCCTTTTTGTCCAACAGTAGATGCGAATTTATCACCAAGTGTAGGAATTCGTTGTTCACATATACGAACTTTTGCGAGTCTTTCACCTGTTTCCCCTTCTGTAATAAAAGTTTTATCAACCACTCCCAATTGCCCTTTTTTCGGTTTTTTTGAGTTATCAATTCGTTTACCGTCACCTAACCCACTATTGGCAGTTAAACCAATTAAAATTGTTTTATCATCTACATAAGTTCCTTCTCGAATAAGACCAGATGAATCCAATTTACTATAATCATACCCGGCTTTTGTTCCTGTAACCGATATATCACTTTCGATATTTGAAAACTGTTTATCAACTACCGTTTCACCTTCTTTGGATTTTTCTTCGTGTGTTTCATAAGTTGAATAATACGTTGTTTGAAATAGTCCACGTTTTATCGACGCTTCATTAATTAATATAGCATCTTCTACATTGTATCCTGTATAACACATAATAGCAACTATAGCGTTTACTCCATACGGATTTTCCTCATTATTAATATGCTTTAAATATTGACTTTTAATTAGGGGGCGCTGTCCGTAGTTTAATACAACCGCTGTTTTATCCATTCGAACTTGATAATTGGTATGATACAATGAACATGCCTGTTTACTCTGTCCCGATGAAAATAAATCTCGTGGTAACGGATTGTTTTCTGGAAAAGCTATTTGATTACACATTACCCCCAATAATAATGATTCGTGTATTTCACAATGAGTATATTTTAATAATGTTTTGTTTTTTAAATCATCGTAATTTACAGCAATCATTGTATTTTCAGTTTCACTACTATCAATAATATCTATTATTGCTCGTTTATCATCTGAAATTTTTCCACTTTTTAAACCATATAATTCTTCAACAGTATATATTTTTCCATTATAAAGACTGAATTTTTTATTTGTTTTTTGTTGAAACCCGGCTACCAACTCCGACCACTGAAAATCACCGTCTTTTAATTTACGCAAGGTTTCATCATTTTTTTCAAAACTAGCAATAGGGGGGTTTTTTGGTCGTAACGTTTTTGTTAAATTTTTTTCATCCTCTTCAACATAGAAAATAGGACGACATAATCGCCCATCGTCTGTGTAAATATAAATAGTATTATATTTAATATCAAATGTTATACTTACATATATTGGAATAAGAGAATGACGGCGATATAGTTTTATTTTTTCCACAGTTTCAAATGGTTTAGTTACACATCCTGCCCAGTATCCATTTACAAAAACTTTGGTCATTTTTGATACCTCAAACGGATTACACGATTCCAATAAAATGAGATTAATATTTTCACGTAACCATAATAACAACGGTTCTCTTGAAAACCCGCGAGTTATTTGCGTTGTAATTGCGAGACTTTTATGAAGACCAATATTTCCACCATCTGGTGTATCAATGGGGTCTATAAATCCCCATTGCGAATTATGAAGTAAACGAGGGCCAACTATTTTAAGACCGGAATCAATTGGAAGAGTAATTTTACGTAAATGACTAATATATGTATTAAATGAAAGACGGTTTAAATCTTGTACAATACCTACACGTTTGGTGTGCGAATACGCTCCCCAATTTCCTTTAAACGCCTTTTTAAATCCTAGTTCTAGAGTTCTTTCAGAAAACGCGTTTCTGTAATTTTGTTCAATCAACGATTTTAAATCGGTTTCATACAAATTTTGGTGGTAATACAGGGTTTTTTCAAAATCAACATATATTTCTTTTTGTTGAATATTGTAATATTCGCGAAAAAGTTCGTATATAAGTGTTCCAATTAATTCTACACGTTTATATTTAAAATTATCGCGATCCGTTTTGGGTTCAAACCCCAGTTTTACAGAAAAAAGCCGAAATACCATATATCCCAAATAGTATGCTTTTTGGGTATAATTGGTTTCACCTATATGTGGAAGAACGTAATCGGTTAAAATTTCAATTGCGTGTGTAATCGTTTTTCCTTTTGTTAGTGACGCAATATACTTTAAAGCAGTTAATTGTGTTAAAACACCACCTGCGTCATGAACTGATGGGATAAATAAATCAACTATAGACTCATATTTTTCTATATCAAGAAGGCACATTTCAATAATTTCTTTATCACTAATAAATCCAAGAGCACGAAACAGAATAAAAAGAGGAACCGGTTTTCGAACATTTGGAATGGCAACCACTATATTTTCATTTGTGTATTTTATTGAAGGTGCGACCAAACGAATAGAAAATGTACGTATAGGTTTAGAAGAATTTTCGCTTACTGAACGAATTTCAGCACTATATAGGTATTTTATATCACCCGGTTCTATTTCGTCTTCCGGGTTTTCATCATCCAGATAAGAACGTATATATAACATATTATCGGCAAATTTTTCTTGTGGAACAACCACTTTTTCTTTACCACCAATAATAAAATAACCTCCCATATCGTTTTTACATTCTCCCGCATTAAAACGAATTTCTTTTGGCATTCCATTTAATATACAAAAACTTGATTGAACCATTATAGGAATTTTACCCAAGTAAATTTTGGAAAGAGTCATTTGCCTTCTTTGAATATTATTAACAACCGACTTTGAGGTTGCTTCCATAATTATAGATGCCATATTCGGATCAACGTCCGCAACATTAACTGTTTTCTTTTTTTTTCGTGGGTTTGTGGGTGCTCCTGTTTTGGGAGCACCTCCAATTATTTTTAAATTTTGGAAGTCGTTTTCATTATTTACATCACCCCCTCCAGTTTTAAAATTGGTATATTTACCCCCCCCTTCAATATCTTCATTTATATTGTCATTACTCCCACCCATTAAATCTGATATATTCATTCCACTACCTCCTACTAACGCTGGTAACTCACCTTCCTTTAATATATCAATAAATTCAACATCTACATCGTAATGTATTGTCATCGAATAGTCCATATTTCGTAATCGAGCTTCGTTTGGAAACATATAATGTTCATTTTCTTTGTCATAAATATTTGGTTTTCCAAAATAAATTTTATTGCCATTTTTTCCACCAAAATACAGTTCACATTGATGCCGATATTCATTTATTGTTTCATCGTAACCGGAAAATATTTTTACGGGATTTTTTTCTTGAAAAATTTTATATATTCCGTTTTTAAAAAAGTCATCATAAGACTCTAAATGATGGGAAACTAAACAATGCGGATTATCTTCAAAGTATTTATTTATTATATTCCAAGTAACTGTATTTACGGTTTCGAAATCAAAGGATTCATGTCTAGGTCTTTTATTGGATGAGTGTTTAGTATTATCAGTGGTTTGATCGGGTATGGTAGTATTTTCCCGAGTTTCATTTTCAAACTTGAATTCGGAGTTACCGTCGAATGAGGGGGGGGCGTCAATTCCCCCTGAATCGGTACTATTTTTATTTTTAGAGTAATTAAATTTAATACGTTTGCTTTTATCATTATCCATTATTTATAAATAATAGATATTTTTATATTCTATAGTTATAAAAACAGCCGGTTTTTGTAAAAAAAAGAAAAGAAAAGTGGGTGTACCAAAACCGTCAGTTTATGTAAAATGGGGTGGGGGAGGTGCGCGTACGGTAATATAAGAATGTAATATAAAAACATATCATTTTATACAATTTATATTATTTTATACAAATGTTATATTTAATAATTACTACTTCCTTATATGATAAAACTAATCAGTCTCGGTTTGAAGAAAGACAATTTACATACATGGATAGCATTACAAATGTATTACAAATATTAAATAATAACATATTAATTAAACCAATTATTGTTGAAAACAATGGGTTAAGAGAAACTTATTTAGACCAGTTTAAACAATTTAGTAATTGTGATGTTGTATATACAAATCATAATAAAAATAATTATTCTCATAAAGGAGTAAATGAATTACAAGATATTAAATATATAATTAACTTATACGGTATTAAAGACGACGATATTATTATTAAGTTAACAGGTCGATATAAAATATTAAGCATGGATTTTTTTAATATTATACTAAATAATACTAATTATGATGCTTTTATTAAATTTTTTAATGTATGTACTCAAAAATATGAGTGTTATAATAGTGCTTTAGGATTATTCGCAATTAAATGTAAATATATTAAATCTTTTAATTATGATTGTATAACATATCCCGAAGTGGAATTTGCTCAATATGTTAGAAAAAATATACAAAAATGTAAAATAATGGAAATGACAGATTTAAAATTACAATATATGTTTTTTCATGGACAACAAAGTATTATAATATAAATTAAAATAGTTTATTTACATAAAACGCAATATTACAATTAGTTTAACCCTTTGCCATTTCTGGACTTTTTATTTTTTTCATTTTTTCATTTTTTTCATTTTTTCTTATATTGTAATAAAAAATGAAACCATAAATGGTATTAACTATATAAATATCATTACAAAACACAAAATTCATTTACCGACAAATTTGTCGATATAATTGGCAAAGGGTTAAAATATTACTTTAATACTATTATATAATTTATATATTACTTATAGTAATGGTAATTGTGTAATAAAATTATACTTTTTATATAGTTTAGCAGTTTTATTTGGGTGGGGGGGTATAATTAAATATTTTACTTTGTTTTGTACCTAATATATATAATGTCAGATATTATGAATTATTTGTATGGTCCTTTAGGTAAAGACTGGTGTGTATATTTTTACTTTTTTTCTATTTATTACTTTATATCCATTTTTATTGGTTCTTTTTTTTTTATTAGTTACAATATGAGTATAAATAAGGATTTTAATCGTTATACTTCTTTAGGTATTGGTGTAAATACTATTGTTTCAATATTGTTTTATATTCAAATGCGTATACTACATGGTATGTGTATTAATTCAATTAAATAAAACCCATTTAACCCTTTAATAATTTCGTCATTTTTACAAAAATCAAATATTTTACCTATTTTAAAATATTTGAAATAAATTATGGTGTAGTATTTAATATTAACCGATTAAAATAAATAATAGACCATTAAATTCGCGGGTTAAATACTAATTTTGTCTAACAAACATACATCTGATATTTTATAATTTATTTCTGGAATTCCCAGTGATGAACATATATCTCTTGCTTTTTGTAACGTAATAGAACTATTAAGACGACCCGTATAAATATTAGGTGTTAAATCATCGGCTACTATTTTTTCGTTTGTAATGATTTCTCTAATAGCCGATATAATTGGGGGTGTTTCGGTTGATGCGTCTAAATGTGCCATAAATTTTTTAGTTCCAATAATCATAGCTAACCCAGTACAACTTGCTAATCCATTAGTAGATAATGTTTCACTATTATTTACAATTTTATATGTTGATTGGTTCACATGGGTTGGGTCATTTACAATAAATTGTTTAAATACCGCAATATTATCTACATCAGGCTTATACGTATTTTGAACCATATATACATTTACAGGATTTCCATCAATATTATAATACGTGGAAGGTTCATATTTTGCGGATGGTCTATAATTTGATTGGAAAATATTAGTTGTTATTCCAAATAAACGACCTTCTCTAACCCATTCATCATATTTTCCTCTTTCTATTAATTCATTAATTATTTCTTTTTTAGTTTTTCCTCCACCATTTTCAGGTGGAGGAGGTGGAGGAGGTGGATAAGATGAAAGTAAAAGAGGTGGATGAGATGAAAGTGAAGGAAGTGAAGGAGGTAAATGTGAAGGAAGTGGATAAACACTTTCTTTTTTAAGTGAATGCGGAGGAGGTGAATGAGATGAAAGTGAAGGAAGTGAATGAGGTAAATGTGAAGGAAGTTGATCTGGATGAACACTTCCTTTTTTAAGTGAATGCGGAGGAGGTGAATGAGATAAAAGTGAAGGATGTGAAGGAGGTGAATGAGATAAAACTGGATAAACACTTCGTAAATGCGAAGGAGGTGAATGTAAAGGAGGTGAATGAGATAAAAGTGAAGGAGGTGGATCTGGATAAACACTACCTGAATGTTTTTGAGGTAATAATGAAGTAAAAAACGTTTTAACCCTTTCAAACGTTTTAACCCTTTCAAACGTTTTAACCCTTTCACGTATAGGTCTTAATGGGTTAACCTCACTATCCGGATCACCATGATTAATATTCTTAATATAATTGATATAATTGGTTAATTTATCATAATATTGTTTTAAATTTGTAAATTTGTTTTTATCTTTTTTAAACCTCGTTAAAAAATCTTCTATAAATTTCATCTTTAAATCATCATCTATTATATCAAGATTAAATATATCATTTAAGCTCTCAAGCAAACTTTGTACTTTAGCAGTATCATGGTTTTCAACGTAATTATCATCGGTTTCGTACCTATCAAGAGTTAATTTAAGTTCGTCAACAAATAAATCAAATTGAATTTCTAAAAAAGGTTTGGGTTTTAAAGGAAGTCTGACTCCGCCATATATTTTTTTACCATTTTTTTTTAACGTACTTTTAGACTTTATTTTTCTTTTATTTAAATACTTTTTACTACGTTTTGTAGATTTTTTAATATTAACCCGCCGATTTTAGGGTTAATGATTTTATTATTTTATTCGGTTATTATAAAAAACCTAAACCATACATTTTATAAAAATCTTGAAAACGTTAATGAGGTATTGAATAGTGAGTTTTACAATAATATTTATATTGTGCTATAATTATTGGTGTTAAATATATATTATAAAAAGCTATAAATTAAAATTTATAAACTAC